CGCGCTCGACGGCAAATTTGAACATGCTCTCAATGTTCATGGTTGGCGCTTCTGGCCGACCAACCGGCAGCGGCTCGGGGTGGACGAGTTCCAAATCTTTTGTGTTATCTTTACTCATAATTTTAGTCGCTTGGCGGTTCGGGCGGTTCTTCCGCAATTTCGAGACATTCCAGTTCAATCGCCTCAAGGGTCATTTTCGGCAGCTCGTCCCGAACATTGCCACCCTCAACGGTGATGCTGTTAATTTCAACGTGAGCCGGTTCGTCCGGCTCCAGCGCAGGTCCGGCACCGCGAACGCCGCAGCACGAATCCCGCGCACCGCGGCAGGCGGGGTGATAGGTGTAATCCACTGTTGCCTCAACTTCGATTGTGATTTTTGTTTGGCTCACGGCTTTGTCGGGGAAAAAATTATATACGCCAGCGTAAACAGGCCGATGAGGATGAATGCGACAATGACGATCATAACGCTCGGATAATTATTTCGGTTCTTTCCTCGGCTTCCGTGTGTACTTTTTCGGACTTGACCCCACCAGAAAGAGTTGCCCATCCGTCGTCCGGAAGGAGTCCAGCTTTGACACACCAATCTTGCAGGCGTTTAATATCCCAGCCGTCCCAGTCACAGGGTTGACAAGCAAATACTGTGAAAGAGATTTCAAACTTTCTCGCAGAGCCATACCATCGCGCTTCTTCTCCCGAAGAAGCACCGTCCAGTGACATCCGTTCAACTGGTTTCTGGTTGACGGCGTGTAACCCGCCAGAACCAGCCGCATTTCTTTTGGCGGTGTCGGCGGAGACTGGGAACTTTCGTTTGATGAGTTCAAGGTCGCCTGGTTTCACGTTTGTTTGCTCCGCTGGGAGAACTGCCGGCAAATCCAGCAGAGCGCCAGCGCGCCAAGATAGACGGCGAACAGCGCGATGAAAAACACGCTGTCAATCAGGCTGGTTGAACGCCAGTTGTTTATTGGTCTGGATTTCATTTGCTCCGCCTCTTTTTGGCGAGAACGCCACGCAGGTCATTTGCCACTCTGCCACTGGAACCAACCTTGATGGCCTCATCCTGATTCAACGCGAGAAGCAATCCGTTTTTCACCAGTTGATTCAGGCTTATGCGGCGGCGCGCGGCGGCGTTTTTGCACTTTAGCCAGAAACCTTCCTCAAGGCAGATGTTGGTGTTTACGTTGCTCATGCAGATGCACCATTGCACACTCGCACAAAAAGAATCAAGAAAAACTTTCAACTATTTTTACCGCCAGCGACCACCGCTCACGTCGGTATCGTTAACGTCCAATAAATTACCCTTGCGCCGACTGATACACTGTAGTAGATGTTTCACCAATGGCCCGTGCGTCCGGTTTTGGCCGCACTAAAAATAAGGCAAAAATATGTCGAAACGCGGTAATCTTACAAATTCAGGGGCATTGAGCCTCCAATCCCTCCGGTTCGTTTCATTCTCCCAAGCGGCAACTGGATCGTTCGTCAGCTTGGGAGCGAACTTCACCCCGGTAAACATCACCGTGCTACAGGACAACGGCACGGGGAAATACGGAGGGTTTTACTATCAATTCGACGTTGCCTCCGCCGTGTTGCCGGAATGGGTTCAGCCCGGCGTGGGCTTGAAGATTGTGGCCAGTGTGACGATAAGCGGGACAAGTTACGATGTCTCCGGTTACTACATCGTGGACGCACTCGACCCCAGCGGTCATTATTTTCAAGTCCGAAATCCGTCGGGAAGGAATAACGCGGCGTCGTTTACGCAAACGCTCGTTCAGACCGCTCTGGACAGTGGCAGCGGCGCGGAAGGAACGCCGCTCGTGAGCCTCATCACCCAGTTTCAAAAGGCGATGTTTCAAGCGTCGGCTGGAACCGTGTTGCTGGCTCCGTCCGTGGACGCCAGTGGAAACGCGCCGTACTCGATTTCACTGACGCCCCTAAGTGGCAGCGGGGCGGAATACGAAATCACCGCACCGTGGGGCGCGAAGTTCGATTTGGCAGATTGGTCCATCAAAGAAAGTGGCTCCGGCACTTTGACTGTGAGGTTTGCGTGAAAAACTTTTTTCTCATTGCTGCGTTCTGGATTCTGGCGTTCTCCGCGTTCGGGGATGGATTTCAACCGGCTCCGAATGGCGGCGGCGGAAGCGGAAGCCAGACGCCGCTCACAGCCAACGTGAACGGCGCGGGTTATTCGATTACGAACGCCTCGTTTTCCGGGAATGGTGGAGGATTAACCAATTTCCCCGCCAACTCGGGCAGTTTTGGGACATTGAGTCCGGACAGCACAGGGACGAATTTTACGGTCAACTTGAGCGGACCGGTAAGCAAGGCGTATATTTGGGCGACGAACAACGTGGATCTCTACCCGACTAACGGGCCGGGGAGTGAGACGATCTACATTCTGGACAACGGGACGACGAACCATGTTTTGTTCTTGGCAACCAACCTGAATTGGGTGGTGCCCAGCTTTTTCTCCGTGATGGTAGGGACGAACTACACGTTTATACTGACTAATGGCGTGCTGGCCGAGATCACGTTTGAGACAATTACCAACGCGGCAAATCCGGCGTGGACGAATTATCAGGCGTCAATCACCATCAATGGATATTCGCCTGGCGGTACGCTTCCCCCTACCAATAGCCTCGCCTACACCATCCAGCTTAACGCGCTCAGCAACGCCATCCCCGCCGCGAACCTGAGCGGCATTGTGCCGTCGAATAATCTCGGTGGGTTACTGCCAATGTTGGAGAACACCAACGGCGGCGGACTGACCGGCATCCATCTTGGAGCCCTGGTAACGAACGGGATCACTTCCGGAACGGTCGGCCAATTTTTAATGCTCACTAATACCGGGACCGGTTTCGCCTGGGGCACGCCGGCCGGAGGCGGGGGCGGATCCGGCACGGTTACGAGTGTGTCCGGGCCGTCCGGATTCCTGACCTGGGCCAACTCGACCACCGCAGCGGCCGCCACGCTGAACAGCCAGCCGGCGGGATCCATCTTCGGCAATGGCGGAGGCAGCTCCGCCGCGCCAGCCCCATCGACCAATGGCACCTACACTGCGAACACAGTTAATGTTCAGCAGTTGAACGCGAACGGCGCCAGTATTACCGCAGGTTTAATAACGGGAGTTTTAACCTCTTCAGGAAACGCCAACCTTAACGATACGAAGATTGCGAATGGCTCCATCACGGAACTGAACAATAATGGTTATGATCTGGAGCCCGATGGAAATTCCGCATTCACCTCGAGTGTCACCACTCCGTGGATTGTTTACACCAGCACCACCACCACACCCACCGGGGCACAAATCGGCGCGGGCAACGCCATCGCCTGGGTAAGTAACGCCGTTTTTTACGTCTCGGTTTCCACCGATGGATCCACCGTCAATACCAAGCTTCTCGCGCCATGACCGACCAGCCGCATCCAGCAATCAATGCCCTGATCGGCGCGGCCGGAGGCGGCGTCTCGATCATCGCGGATTATTTCACCTGGCTGGACCCGGCGATCCGCGCCATCAGTTTTTACGGCGGCAGAATTAGGCTGGACGTGGACGGCACGCTTAACATGGCGGTTGCTGGAACGGTTCAAGTTGTGTTCACCAACATCACAACCGGCGAGGGGCATATAGTTTCCGGCAGAACGCATTACAAACGCAGGAACGACTTACTTTTCAGACGAAAGATTTTTGTCACCCAATGACATAATCCAATATTACAGCACAGCGACCGGCTCAGCTACGGCATCAATAACCAAGACGATTGTGACGGCGATTCAATAGCGCAATGATTTTATGCCTCAATTAAATCCAGACGAACTGCCGGAACATTTGCTGGCTGGCAAGACGCCGGAAATGCAGTGGCTTTTGCGTTCTGCTTTCGAGCATACGAATCAGAATAAAAACATATTGACGCGCCTTAACGAGATGAACACGCGGCAGGAGGAACATGCAACCAAGCTGGCGGAGATTGACAAATTGCGTCAGAAATTCAGCGGCGGAAAACTCGTGCTCGGATTGATTGTCAGCTTCATCGGCGGTGTTCTCATTGTGCCGCTGATGTGCGCGTTCTTTTTATCTTGGGTTGAACACTGGCAATTCTGGAAGAAATAATTTGCGGTAAACAAAAAGTAAATCTATGAACATTCACTTAATTCTTATCGGCGTTGCCCTCGGCCTCGCCATACTTTCAATTATAAAACCCTCATGGCCATGTTTGGCTGTAGCCGTGATTCTCATCGCGGCTGACTTAAAGTGCGAGGGATGGAAAGGGGGAGGAAGAAGCAAAGGCAAGCTGCGAGTCAGGGCTAAAAGCCCATAGGACAACCGTCAAAGAGAAAGAAACGACCAAAAGAAAGAGGGGATTATTAAGGGGAGATTTCAGAAATTGCGTCAACGCCTATTTTTGGCCTTACTTTATCGTTAAAGTTACCGTTAAAGTCCAATGAATTACCAATTTTTGTCTTTAACGATAACGCAGATTTTTTGCTTGAAATGATGGCTTTGCTGCATACCCTCCGTTTATGGGAATAAAATATATCAAGCTCCTTTGGCGGATTGCCTTCGTGCGCCTAGCCCTTTACGTCCTTGTGACCGTTGGGACGGCTTTTAGCATCGCAACCTACAATGTCGGCTTCTTCTCGATGAACGGCGAGCAGCACCTTGCGCTGGCTGTTTCGCTCGCCATCCTGGCGGCGAAGGACATTATCTCTTTCCTTGATTCATCGGCCAAGCGAATTGAGGCGGGGAACTATCTGCCGCCTGACCCGCCTGAGACGCAGGAGCAGAAGGCGCAAATTCAGGCACAGAAACCGCTTGACGCTGGCCCGATTGTCGTCGTAAATTCCCAAACCGAAGCACCTAAACCCGCTGAAACAGTTAAACCATTATGAAAAGAATCATCCTCGCTCTAACCATCCTCGCCACGGCTTTCGCAGCGACGGCGCAGACGAATATTCCTCCGGCCAACACAAATTTGTCAGTCGGCCAAAATCTGTCGCTGGCCCTGCAAACTCTCGTCTCATCCACGAACATGCTTTGGGAAGCTCATGCGACCTACACACCCAGCCTCGCGCAGCATGTTGGCGGTGGCGTCGGTGGTTATTACCTTCTCAGCCAGACCGGCAGCGGCACGGTTACGCTGGACACTTACACCGGCCTCCGTATTGATTGGGTTGACGGAGGATTCTGGATGCCGCAAGGGAACGTCGGATTGCAGACGCCGATTACCGTATTTAGCAATCTCGTCGTGACACCTTTCACTTACGCTGGAATCGGCGTCCCGCTCTCTGGCGCGTCCATCGGCGGCATTTCTATTGGCGGCAGCGTCAAGGACAACGACGGACAGGCAACGGCCATCATCGGCGCGGGCGGCGCAATCTCGTTCCTGTCGCTGGACAAAGGAAAATGGAACGCTGGTATTCTTGCGGACGTTGAAAAATGGAGCGGATTTTCCGGCAATCAATTTCGATTTGGATTGTTCGCTCGAAAGAATTTTTAACCAGTCGGCGTCGGCTCATTTTCTACCTAGTAGGAGAGCCGCCGGTGGCGGAAGCGATATGAATTTATCAACGCCTCAAAGCAGTAGCGGAATCAGCCAGAGCAGGCCATTTCCTGCGCGGCCCGTGAAGATACGGCAAGTGCGAGGCATATAACACAATGAGCGTAGCGGGCGGCTGCGTCAAAGGTTCGGAAAAGAACAAAACGGGTGCATGGCCCGACCGCCCTCGATTTAATCACGCCGCTGGTTTTTAGAGTTTATGATTCTTTTTTTAATGGTTCTCGCCTTCGCAGTCGGGCATCTTGCCGGATATATTCGAGGTTTGAAACACGGCCACAATGATGCAAACGGAAGAAACTTTCCATGACCACAGACCGTCCAGACCTGCGAGTAGGAGATATTTGCACCTACGCTTCTCAAGGTGATTTGGTTGACCGGCTGATAGCTTTAAAGACGTGGGATTATGTCGTTCACACGGAAACTTATATCGGCTCTGATTTCTCCGTGGCTTCGCGCAACTTCATTGGGATTAACAAATATCCCGTTCGTTGGAATAATCTCTATCGCGTTTATCGTCCGGTTGTCCCGTTTGATTTGGACAAGGCGATGTATCGGTTTGAAAGGGAATGGCGCGGTCAGAAGTATGATTTGCTCGGCGTTTGCCTCGGCTTCGAGTTCGCTGAATGGCAGGCAAATCCATTCAGGCAATGGTGCAGCGAGTTCACAACTAATTTTGCGCGGGAAGGCGGCTGCATGATATTCCAGCCTGAAACCGTTGCTGACAGAGTTGCTCCGGCCTCGCTCCGCTATACCAGCGAGAAGGATTTGAAAATCGTTTTTCAAAGCAGCAGCAAGAAAGGATTGCAACCATGAAACAACCCTCCCCTCTCATCGTCTCCATAATCTTCGCCATAATCCTCGTCTTTCTGGCTTGTCATGTGAAGGGGCAGCCATCCGCACCGCCGGTCAAAGGCACTGCCGCTTGGAACGAGAGCATTTATCAGATGGGAAGGAAAACAGCGATGGCAGCAACACCAACCCCTGACGTTCTGATTGTCGTTGTGCCGAAGGTGACTAACTCCTGCACGCTTCTGGTGACGAACAACACGGTGACGATCACGAATTATCAGTCCTACGTGGACGGCAAGCTCGTTTCAAACTTTTGGACATACACTTTTGCCCCTCCATTTAACTATTTCTGGTCAAGTAACTCTGCTGGCCCATATTCCAACGCTGGATTTGTCATGCAGGGAAACACAAACCCGATGGAAACATTTCAGTTTGTGAACGGCAAAAGGTTCTTCTACGCGAAACTGGCGGGGAACGTGACGAATTGATGGACGACTTCAAGAGCATTGACGACGTGCGGGCGGAAATGTGGCGGCGTAGGGAGTTGCGGGATAAGCCTAAGAACATCGTCCCGCTTCCCACAAGGTTGCATCAAGTGAGCGATGATGAGTTGGTGAAGTTGTTGGAGAACGAAAATCAGGAGCAAATCGGTAAAAGGTTTGGCGTTACTCAAGCGGCCGTGTCTCTCAGCCTTCGGCGGCGCGGGCTGAAACTGGTGGCGTTGCGGCGGAAGTATGGATGACCGGATGGCTTTTGACGCCGCTCCATAAGCCATGCCGCTTGTAAATATTTAAGACCGGAAATATGGTGGGGCATGTCCGAGATAACATCACTCTCAATAAACAAGGCGCTTTTGGATGCCGAAGGAAACTTCGACATCGCCGCGGCTTCCCTGGATTTGACGGTTGAGAGGCTGCGTGACCGGGTGAAGGAAGATGCCGCGCTCAATACCAGATGGCTGGCAAATGCCGCAGCGCCGCCCAGCACAGCCATCCTGAACCGGGAGTCTGACCCCGCGATCATCGAGGCTTTGCAGCGGGAGGAATCGAAGATAAAATCTGGATTGGAAAAGATGGGGCTTACCCAAAACCAGACCGGTGTGGCCGTGGCCTGCATGGGGTTTTACAAACAGCACTTCGCCTCCCTGCTGAACCTTACCGGCGGCGGACTGGCCAAAACTGTGGTTGAGGCGCTGGAGTCTGTTTCGGAGATGGGCAGGGAAATCAAGGAGATTGGGAAGCCTACGCTCCCGCAAGACCTGGAATATCTCAAGGCGTTGCTCCGCGCGCGTTCCGATTTGCAGGATTACATCCTCCGGGCCTCGACGATGGTGAACCAAAGCCTGCTGATTCTTGCCAAGGTGCAAAACATTTCCGGTGCCGGCAGGAGAGCCGCCGGACCAGGGCGCCCCGGATTTGACAGCGTGAGGCGGGCGGATGTCACTGAAACAGAATGAAAACAGAAAAGATGACCAGCGAAGGGGTTGAGCTTTTGGCCCAATATCTCGGCGACCAGATTGAGCCGACCGACGCGCCGCCACCGCCGAAAGGAAAGCCTTCTAAGGCTCCCGCAGATGGCTGGAACCCTGATCTTAACCCGACCCAGAAGAAAATCTTCGACGACCCTGCTGAGAACATCCTAGCTCATTCCGAGAAAGGCGCGGGAAAAACCATCGGCTTCGCGCACAAGGCCATCCGGCACGCTTACGAGAACAAGAACGCACTCGTCCTGATTATCACGCCGACGATACGAACCGGCAATGAAGGCATCTGGTACGAAATGGAGACATTGATACTTCCCGCCTGGTCGGAAGGCATTGGACTGGAATACACGAGTTCGCGGCTGGACCCGCTCACGAAAGACCGGCATCGCTGGATACGAAACAAGTTTGGAGGCTGGTCGAAACTCCTGCTCATGTCCATCCCGTACGCCAGTCAGGTCGAGGCGCGCATGGCAGGCATGGCCCCGAGCATGGTTGTGATTGACGAGTTGGACAAATGCGATGGGCGCGAATACTGGACGCTGGTATCCTCGCAGTTGGGACGCCGCAAAGGCATCACTGGTCCGCAACAATACTGCGCGTCCTGCAACCCCAAAGGGCCGATCCACTGGGTCTATCAGGTATTTTTCGTGGAAAACGTCCATCAGGATACCGGCAAGCAGATGCACAATTTCTCGGTTTACCATGTTCCGATTACCGAGAACATTCACCGGTTGCCGCCGGGATACGTCGAGCGATTGCACTCGACCTGGGCCAATGACCCGATCATGTGGAAGCGGCTCGTCGAAGGCATCTGGATTGACGTTCCAAGCGGTGACGGCCTTTTCAAAATGCAGTTCCGGGCGGACATCCATATCAAGGGCGATGCCGCAAAGGGGACTGGATTACAGCCCAAGGTGGGTTATCCGGTTTACATCGGGTACGACATAGGCCAGGTGTGGCAGGGCATCACCTTTTTACAGTCCATCCCGACGCCGGGAAAAAACATCTGGATCGCCTTCGATGAATGCGACCATCTGGACGAGCGCGTAATTTTCAAGGTGCTGGCATGGGAAGTCATCGAGCGAATGCGCTACTGGCGGAGACGGATGAATTACCAGTTTCAGTACGTGCATATCACAGACGAGAGCGCCATCAACCAATGGCGGCCCGGCGGCGAGGGCAGTTACGACGCATGGGAGTTCGAGCGGGAGTTTAACGAGGTTCTGGGCGAGTTCGGCGCTATCGGCGCGGAGGGAAAAGTTGAGCCGGCGAAGATGCTGGGTTGTCCAAAGGGGCCTGGCTCCATAGCGGCCCGCGTGCGGTTGTTGCAGAGTAAATTGCTGCAACAGGAGTTTTTCGCAGGGGCGCAATGCGCGAACGTCAAGGATTGCCTGATTAACCTTGACCGGGACAAGAAAGACCCGTCCGTTCCCAGCCGGTCAAGGTGGTCGCACAAATTCGATTCGATTACCTACGTGCTGTTCAAGGTGGAGATCGGCGGAGACGCGCGGCTGCATCTTACGATTGCCCCTCAACCGGCGGTCAGGCTGATACGGCTGCGGTAGAATGGTGTTGCCACGGCAAATTATCTGATATACGTTTCCGCCCAAGAGCATGGACAGCGAGATAAGCGCCGATGATGAGAAAGTTATCCAAAAAGCCCTGGATACCTTGCGGGAACACTTCGATTGGGCGCAGATTTTCGTCGGCAGAAAGAATGAGACCGGGGAAGCAACCGATAATGCCTGTCAGGGCAGTGGGGATTGGTTTGCGCGTTACGGAGCGATTGACTGCTGGCTGATAAAGCGGAAAGAGGAAACCCGGCTCGAAGTTCACAAGGAGGCAACATGAGCGATAATTTGGATAAAAAAGACAAGATACTCATTCATCCCAACCCCAACTCGCCGAAGCAGGGAGAAATCATCCTTGACCCGGATGACGCATCGGAATTTCTGGAGTTTTTCAGTCGCATGAATCCCGGCGATGAGTTCAAGGGAACCTACAAGGCGACTATGGACGAGTTCGGCCAGAAGATTATCCGCGCCTCGATCATGGAAATCACGATTGACACCGAGGAAGGTGAGAACAGCCCGAAAGGCGACGATATTGACGAGGAAGATAAGAAGGGGAACGGCGTAACCTCAGCCGCCGTCGAAATGATGAAGAACGAGGAAGGGGTGCCGGACAACCCCAACAATCTGCCGCAGGACACAATGCCAACGCATTAGGATGCTCTCCAACCGTCAACTCGCGGCTCGCAAATTCCGCGAAAAGCAGCGACGGGCGAGGATGCTGGAAGTGCGGCTTGACCGCCAGGTTGCCCGCGCCGAAGCCTTCAAGAGGGGCGCGACTCGAAAGAAGTGGCTGGCGATGGCTGAAAAGACCAGACAGGAATTGCGTGAAACGGACCATTAACCAGCGGCACAATAAGGAGCATCCCTTGGACTCAATGGTCGCTCCGCTGATTTTCAGCCGGTATCGGCAGGCGGGAATCATCCCCGGATGGGGTGTTGAGAGGGTGAGAAAACTGGCGCATTTGTCGAACCGCACGGTCGAGGAACTCGGGGCGATGGCGGGACTCATGCCGAGCGAGACGAGGACAGCAATGAAAAGAGGCTTGTTTTCCCCGCCGGTAAGCCTACATTTCGCCATGATTGACGCCGCATTAAGGTCCGCAAAGTTTGGCGAACCGAGCGAGCCGATTGTGCCTTTGGAAATTACCGCAGAAAAAGAAACCTGAAATGCCAGCCAGATTACAACTCGTGGGGCAGAAGTTTAACAAACTCACCGTAGTAGAGTCCGCTGGTTCAAGCAAGTTCGGAACGAGCCTTTGGAGGTGTGTATGCGAGTGCGGTGGTGAAAAGGTTGTGATTGGCAATAATCTTAAAACCGGCCATATAAAAACCTGCGGCTGTTCGATTTATTCCAATAATAAGACCCCGGACCAAAAGAAAGAAATCAAGTTCGCCCATGAGGCCAGACGAAAGGCGGCATATAAAGCAAGTCCAGAAAAGAGAAGGGCTGCGGTAATTCGGGCGAGGCGGTGGATGAATTCAAATCCAGAAAAGTGGCGAGAGGGACACAGAGTTTATCAAGCTAATTTGCGACAGCAGCCGCGCAATAAGATTCATTCAAGGATGTCTGCCGGGGTTCGGGCATCCATGAGGGATGGAAAGAATGGGCGAAGCTGGGAATCAATTCTTGGCTACACGTCCGCCGATCTTCACAGGCATTTGAAACTGCTTTTCAAGCCGGGAATGACCTGGGAGAAATTCGCCGCAGGGGAGATTCATATTGACCACATCATCCCGAAGGCGAAGTTTTCGTTCACTTCGGAGAATGACATTGACTTCAAACGCTGTTGGGCGATGGAGAACCTGAAACCGGAGTGGGCGCTTGTGAACACATCGCGCGGAAGCAAAATTCTTGAACCGTCACAAATCGCTTTAGGTGTATAAATATGCCTCTGGATTTTGAAATTCTAAACCAGTTTGGGACTTCTGACGAAGTAATAAGAGAGTTTTTTTGCAGTGTCCCTCCGACTGGGGCGCAAGAAGCAAAAATGACAAAGAAAGAATTACGCACTAGGGAGCGTAATTGCAAGCAGCGGAAGCGGTTTGAGACCTGGCTGAGTGGGATCTTGCAGGAACACATTGTTTTCTCCTTATCAAATCATTCCAAGTACGCGGCTGTAGATATGGCGTGGGATTCATTTCCAGTAAATTCCCATGTCGTTCCCTTGATGTTGTACGCGTCTGGGCGTTGTGATTTAGCCAAAGTTGAAAGCAGTCTGAAAAGCGTCGAAGGGGGAAGCAACTATCTCCGAAAAAACGACAAAGGCGAAGTCGTCGGCGTAAACCTGCCAAAGTTCTACGAGGTCAACATCAACCTTCTGCGCTCGGTGATTACCCGCCGTCGGGCCGCGCAAGTCGAGAAATATGACCGGCTCTATCCGTATTTCCTTTACGAATCCCGCGACCAGACCCAGGTGGGAAAACTTCGCGCCGACATGGTGAGTCAACGCATGGACGTGATGGCCGACCAGTTTGGCTACCGGCACATGATGTCGCAGGCAACCCTCCACATGCTGCTTTACGCGCATACCGCGGCATTTCCCAGAAGCTATTGGGAGCGCGAGGTGTCGCTGGAAAAAATGCCCGGTAACGCGAAAACCGAGGACGGAAAAATTCGCACGCGCACGCGGGTTACACGCGAGGGAATCTCATGGGTGCTGCCGCATCCCAGCCGTTTGTTTTACGACAACAATTACCCGCTGACTTCGCTCAACGAGGATCAGGGCTGCGAGTATGTCGGCTTCTGGGACGTGACCCGCTGGGGCGACATCGCGCACAATCCGGATTATTTCAATCGGAAGAAGGTGAGCTACACGTCGGGCATGGTGGACTGGTTCTCAACCTACTGGGCCTACTTCAACCAGTATTTCACCACGATTATCCCGCCCTCGATTCCTTCGGCGCGCGGCGACAATGTCAATTTCACGAACGACAGGAAGAATCAGGTCGGGCTGTTCACCGGCAACATGGAGCAAGTCTCGACCATCTTCACGCATTTATGGGTAAAGGTGCTGCCGCAGAACTGGGGCTGGGGCCGCTATCCATATCCGATTTGGGTGCATTTGAAAGTGGCCGGGGACGCCACGGTCGTTTACGCTAAGATTTGCCCGTCGTCACCGGCGGCGGTATTTTCCCACAACGAGAATGATGCCCGACTGTTCAATATCTCGCTGGCGCATGAGTTGATGCCGTTTCAGGACCAGCTTACGAATTTGTTCACGCAATTTCTCGAAACCGTCCATCAGGACTTGCTCTCTGTGTGCGTGCTGAACACCGATGTATTTCCCGATACGGAGGAAGGAAAATCGGCCCGTGCGGATTTTGAGGCGGTGTTGAGCGGCAAGGATACCAATGCCTCGATGCACCTTTTGGAAGTCAGTTACATGAAGCTAAAGGAGTTGGGCATTGACGCCAAGGACGTGTTTACCGTGGTTCGCGCCAAACCGAACACCAGCATTGACAAGATTTTCGAGTCCATCACGCAGCTTTTGAACATGACTGACCGGCTGGAGGTCATGTCCCCGCATGAACAGGCGCAAGCCGCGAGCCACGAAATCAGCGCCACTGAGAGTCATCAGATGGGGCAAAGCACGGACACGGTTTTTAATTTCATTTCGACCGGCATAGACGAGGGAAGGGCCGCGATTAAGCGGATCTGTTACGACTCACTGGTGTCCTGTTCGGAAAATGATTTGGAACTTACCGTCGCCAATCGGTATGCCGACGACGTGGTCAAGGCCGCCGGCTTCAAGCCAACCGGCGATGCGATGGCGGACTCGCTTGGCTTTACGAGGCTCATGGGCGACAAAACGGATTTGATTCACGATTACATTTTCACGTCCAGGGATGCCGGGGATCGTCCGGCGGGTTCGCAAGCCGCGCAGATATTGGTTCAAATGTTGCAGGCCATCGGAAGTTTCGAGGCCGACATGCAGCAAGCGATTTTGGCGGCGATGGGCAAGACCAAGCTGTTCGAGATAATGAACACGATTTTCCGCGCCATTGACGCCGGGATTGACCTGAAACTCGAATTGAAGCCCGGCGAGAAGGACGAACTGTTAATGTCACAGGACGAGCAGATGAAGTCCGCGATGAGCCGGATGGCGGGGATGCTGCAAAAGGACACGCAAGACATTGACGACATCCACCAGTTTTTGCAGGCGTTGACCCAGATTATCGGCCAGAGCAATCCGGCGGCAGGGCAGCAAATCGCGCAGTTAATGCAGCGGTTGCAGGCCGGGGCGCAGAAGCAGTTGCAGACACCGCAGCCCGGAGGGCCGCCGGGAGCGCAACCGCCGGGCCAGCCACCACAGCAGTTTTAACAGCAGTAAACCAAAACCGAGACGAAAATTATGAAAGTAATCACTGACGGGCACCGCTACGAGTTGCCAAACTTCGAGCGACCCGACCAAAAAGGGCAGGAACTCCAGTTCATCGAGAAACTTCCCGAAACAGGAAACCCCACACGCCTGCTAACCGTAAACGACGGCACCACGAACGAGGCTGTGCTGGAGGTGCTTATTGACCGCCTGAACTATCTCAACGGCAAGTTTCCCTGCCGTGAAAACTCCGTCGCTCTGACGCATTTGGACTCGGCTTTGTTATGGTTAAACAAGCGCACCAATGACCGGAAGAAACGCGGAGTTGAAGGAAAGGCGGCGGCATGAGTGAAAAAATCGAAGAAATAGAGGGCAAATTACGCACTGTGGTTTGCGACAACCTTGGCGTCGAGCCGACGCAAGTAACCAGCAGCGCGAGGTTCATCGAGGACCTGGGCGCGGATTCGCTGGATTGTGTCGAAATCATCATGGGCGCGGAGGAAGCATTCCCCAGCCTTGAAATCCCCGACGAGGATTCCGAGAAGTTGACCACCTTCGGGCAGATGGTGGAATACATCAAAGAAAAGGTGGCTTAAACCGTAAACCCCCAACCAAGAGACGAAATTATGGCAGACGCACCCAGCACTGTAGCCCCCCCACCGCCCGCACCGCCCGAGCCACCGGCTGCACCAGCAGCGCCGGAACCGCCAAAGCCAGCCGCAGACCCGTTGCTTATGCGGATTCTGGAGGGTTTGAAGGGCGAGCCGGAAACCCCGGTGGTTGCCGCGGCACCCGAACCGCCGGTAGAGCCGCCAGTGGCACCGCCGGTTGAACCGCCCGTCGAGCCTCCTGTTGTTCCGGCCGCCCCAGCCGCCCCGGCAATCAAAAGGATAAGGTCGGTCGCGCAGGATCACCCGCTGTTATCCACCGAACCAGCCCCGCGCCAACCGGCAGTAGCGCCGGTATTGCCGCCGGTGACATCACAGCCGGACATGGCTCTCACCGAGGAACAGCGCGACGAACTGGCCGAGGCGATGGTGGCAGAGCGGTTGTTCCCTGATAAATACAAGGGATTTTCGGACAGGCTCAGGGCGTGGATGCAGAAATCCAGCAGCGAGCAAGAGGCCCTGTTCCAGCAAAATCCAAACATCACCCAGGAGGACGACGAGTATCAGGCCACTCTCAAGGGCAAGCCAAGGATAGGCGAGGGGGACGCGAGGAAGGTTCTCCGAACGATGGGCGCCGAGGAAGCCACCCGAGCCACCAGGCAGGAAATGCAGCCTGCCATTGAGAAGGCGGCGATGGACGCCAAATACGCGAAGATACTGCCGGAGGTCAAGGAATTCGTCAGCAAGAAGTTCGGGCTGTATATCGCGCAGGTAATCCAGAGCGATGAAAAATCCCCGCTGTTGCCCTGCCTGAAACTTTACCTTGAGAAAGGCGAGGAAGCTGCGGCAAAGAAATACCCGCTGGAATTCAACATCCTCCGCGACCAGACCAGGACCATCCAGACCATGACGGCGGAGTTCATGTTCATGCGGAACAACGCGAAACCTTTCGATCCAGCCAACCCGCATCACCTTGCCGTGTCGGACTTTATCGCCCAGGAAGGGCGGGCCTTCGAGCAAAAAGGCGGGAAGATGCTGGTTCGCAATGGCCGGATGTTCATGCCCCGCGAAAAATTCCTGAGTCTCTACCGCACCGACCTGGAGGAATGGAAAAGCTGGGATGAACAAAACTGGACGACGAACCGGTATTGGACGTTCACGGACACCGCGATTACCGACATGATGGGGTGGCGGGTGAAGCAGGCATCCGAAAATTTAATAGATGCCGAGCGTCAAAGGGCCAAAAGATACGGCTTTACGGAAGCGCCGCCCGAACAGATTGAAAATCCGCAACCGCCGCCGCCGGAGCCGATACGCGCGCCAAGGACGACGGTAACTCCGGCACCTGGAAGCACGACGCCCCCGAAAACGGCCTCAACCGAGGGCGATACCGCCATCCCGGTAAGCAAGGTGGCTTCCTACCTGAAAAAGACGACAGTTTGATTGTAAGTTGCCAATCTTAAATTCTCGAAAATCGGCACTGGAAAATGAAGGCTTCCAGTGCCTTTTTCTTTGTACGCCCATGATTAACGATAAAGTAGTGGGTAACAAAAGGCGCACATCGCGCCGAAACGAGAAACGATTATGGCAATTACGAATACGCCTCCGGGAGCTTCCCAAACTCCAAACCAAGCCGCAAATGGCTTTAACGCTGATAATTGCAGTCCCCGGCTGATCGAGGTGGATGATGCAATGAGTCTCACCCGGGCGAACATCACTGGCTGGAACCCATCCGACATTGAATCCAATTTCTTCAAGGAAGTCGGGCTGGACCGGATCATCGCGCAGACCAAAGAGGCGCGGATGGCCGGCTCGATGCAGCGTGTATTGAGCGACCTGTTGCTCTCGCGCCACACCCCGCTCAAGGTTGGCGGCGGCGTAAACACCCAGTCCATCATTCAGCCTTTCCGCTTGGTGCCGCGCCGGAACCGCGTGAATCCCGGATATTTCCGAATTCGCACAGGCGCAACACTGGCCACTTGGACCGGCCAGGGTGGCAACGGCACCACGAATGTCGCTTTCACTGGAGTTTTCAACGGGGCCGTCAATTACAATTCCGCCATCGGCGCATTGTGGGTTTTGACCGTGAACAACGGCAGCATTGATGCAGATAGTTCGCCGTTCGCGAAATCCCCGAACAATGTCCTCAAAAATCCCGAGAAATATTTCCTTCCCAGACATGGCCTTACCTGCGAATGGGTGGACAACAGTGGAAACCACCAGGTCGCGCAGATGAAGATTGTGGACAGCGCCTCCGGTGCGGACACCAATCAGGCTTACATTTTGGTCTGCCCGAACCGGACGTTCAAGGGCGACTCGACCATCCCCAGCGGTACTTTGACCCCGAACGGCACTACGCCGGCAACAGTTACCGGTGTGTTTGGCGTCCTCTCCGCCTCGACAAATGGCTGGTGGGAATCCGCGAGTTCCGGCGTTCAGGCCACCTATCAGCCGCCAACCGGACTCTGCCGCATCGGCGCGAACTCGGTCAGCGATTATCAGCAATACGGCAACTCGACGCCCGGTTACAACGAGTACGGGCTGATCGAATACTGGAGGCAGACGCACCGCTGGGTTCACCAGTATAACGATGAGTACGTCAAGGCATTGGAAGCCACGACCACGAGCGAAGGTTTGAAAAAGTTTCGGTTGCTTCCCCTCGCCAAGCTCCGCGCTCAACAGGAGAAGTTTTCCGACGATTATTTCTTCGAGACCTGTTTTTACGGCGACATCATCAACGAAAACCAGACGGTTTCCGGATGGTTCAACCTGCCGCCTGTGGTTGACCCCGCGTGGGCGTCCTCCGGCCAGAGTGGCACGCTCGCCCTCGAATACCTGTCGAACACCATCGGCATCCGCCCGCAGATTGCGGCTTGCGGCAATGTGTTCGATTTCCAGAACGGCCCGCTCGACGTGGACGCCATTTTTGAAGCCGCTTACTTCGTGCGGCGCGAACGCCAGGGAGAGGCGACCCAGGAAGTCCGGGACATTGACATAATGACCGACAACCTTTTCACCCGGCCATTGCTGCGCCAGATGATGACCAAGTATTACAAGGCGAAATACGGCGTGGACAATGTCCAGATGTGGATGAAGTCCGGCGAGAAAATCAGTTTCATGGGCATGGTAATGTTCGAGTATGACAGCTACGAACTGCCCGACCAGGGCTTGACCCTCCATGTGTTCGGCGACAACTACTTCGATGACCGTGTGGCCCAGTTCCAGACCGGCCAGAAATCCGCTGGTCGCGGCATTTGGATGTTGGACTGGTCGGACATCGCGGTCGGCGTGATGAAGTCCATGAGCGTGCCCCGCACGAACAATCTGGCGGACAACGTCTATAAGTTCGTCATCCAGCAGAACGTGCAGCATGTCCTGCTCAACAGCAAGACCTTTGAAGTCGCGGTCGGCAACACCAACCGCCATCGGCTGTTTGAAAACTACAGCGATTCGTGCGCGAAACTCACCGTCCCCGGTTGCGACCTCTCGGTGAACCAATAAGCCCAATAGCTGAAACGAAATATCGGTAAACTGAAACGAAATATGAGAATCTTCAATCGAATCGTCAAAAAAGTGAAACAGCCCTTGAAGTTCGCGGCTTTGGCTCTGGCGGGCGTTGCTGCGGCATTGGAAACCCCAAGCGCAAGCGGGCAGGCGGCACAAGATCCGCCGATGTACGGCGCGAACCTTATCCTGAACAATCAGGTTTTCACCAATGGCGTCGTGACGCTGGGGTCAAGCAACTACGACGCGAAGGGCGGCTGGATTAGCTTCCCCAACGCTGGAAATGTCGGGGCGATGGGGCGCGCGACCAATCTGACTATCGAGTTGCTGTCCGCGCCCGCGCAGTACGTGACCAACACCAACGGCATCAATGTTTTCACGAACAGCTTCAACAGCACCAACAACGTGCCATTGATAGTCACCTGGCAGTTGGTCATGGACGATTACACGTCCCTCTACAGCCTCAGCACGAATTACACCTGGTTCGGTGTGGCCCAGACCAACCCGATTCCAGCGACATGGACGAATGTGACGGTGACAAACATCTTCAATATCAATTCCAACAGAACGTGGCAGTTGGTGGGCACGAACACGGCGTTGAGCAATTTTTACGGATGCAAAAAGGGAAGGATTGTCCAGTTGCAGTACATGGGAACCAACGACGTGGCGATTTACTTCCTGCGCGCCGGGTTCATCATGGGGCCGTAGTGATTTCCAAGGTCTCCGATTCGTCTCGGATTTTGGATTGCGAGCGCCGGAGGAACCCCACCACTGGCGTTCGTTTTTGGTTTGCGGTGTTAAATTGCGGAAATTGAAAGCATTATTATGAGCAAATTCTATCATCTTGTCGGTGCCGCGCGCGCTGTAGCCGCTGGTTCGTTCCTCATCACGTTTTACCCGTACGAGCGCACAAGCACATGGCTCGGGGTTTACGAGGCCACTGACGAGAAGCAGATCGAGGCCCTGGACGCGCTCATCAAGGAGAACGGCGACAAAAAGACCGCCCTCACTGAGATTGACGAGAAGGAGTACCAGAAGTGCATCAAAAAAAAGGTAGCCGCCGGTCAGGGCTACACGCAATCGCTGGCGCAATCAACGCCGACGCCTGGAGTCAAGGAAACTGCCGGTTTTGCGGGTAAACCCGTGGAGGCCGACAAGTTTTCGATGCTGCCGCCGCCGGAAAAGCCGAAAGAGGCGGAAGTGCTGGAGCCAGTTCCGGTCGAGAAGAAAACCGAATAAACCATTGGTGATGAATGTCCGATCCCTACGAACGGCTGAGTGGCTTTCCGACCTGGCGGGATTTCAACGCCAAGGTGGACAAGCTGTGTCCGCTTGAGCGCAAGCGGATTTTCGGGACAAAGTGCGAGGATGGTTCGTCGGTTTATTACCGGGAGCAAATCCGGCAGGCCATTCTGGACCTGAAAAACTTCATCCCGGAATACACCCGCAACCACGAGAGTATTTACTACCCCGCCGACTTCGCCGATGACGGGCAGGCCAGTGTGGGTGCTTTGCCGCCGATGGCGCAGGTTCGCTCCGCGTGGTATTACGGCGTGGAATCCAGCGACCCGGCCAAACATCGGCGGTTCGAGGTAATCAATTTCCCGTGGGAAAAGCGGTTTGAAATGACCAGTCGGGAGATCCACGACTTTCTGGACAGTGACTATATCACCCTGACTGCGGCTTCGATTAGCGCCCTGGCTATGGCAGAGACATTGGATATGTTCCGGGCCAATGGGCGCCGGAGGGTTGGCATGATGGCGATAAGCCCGACGCATGAGCGGTTCTACCTTTACCCGAAGCTCGCCGGACCGTGGATTTTCTCACTGTTTTGGGACGGGCAGAAGCTTGATTACCGGGACAACGAGCATGTGCCGTTTGACGAGGACACCGCGGGAGCCGTGGCGTTTTACGTCAAATCCCAATTTAATATGTACGTTGACCGCGAGCCTGCGCTTGCCGAAGCCAACGGGAAGATGTACACAGTCAAGCGCACGAACATTATGCTGCGATTACAAGCGAAAGGTTTCATCAAATGAGAAACTGCCAGCCACCAGCCGTACCGGCACCGCTCGCGCCTTACGAGCGCCTTGTGCAATCGCCATTGGCGAACATCATCGGCGATGCTTCGATCATCAATATTCCGCTGTCGCCGGAGGTCACATACTTGCAGGGAGCCGCCACTGCCGCACCCGGAGGAACCTATGCGCTGACATTGCCACCGGGGAACACACAGCAACTTTTCAAAAGGATTTACATTCCCGGCGCTTTGGTAGTCGGAACGGCGACCTGGGTTATCACCGGAACTTTTGCCGGCGGATTTACCAAACTTACATTTAACGCTCTGGCAACTTCGGCGGTTCTGGAATGGGATGGTTCTAGCTATCAATTGATTGGCGGCAACGCGATATTGAGTCCGTAAACCTATGATTAAACGCATACTTTTGACAGGGCTGGCAATGTTTGCGGCCGTAAACATCTTCGCGCAGCACGAACGGCAGATTGTGGAGACATCACCCCTCGCGCGCGCGTTGCTGACGAATGACACGGCGTTACAGTGGATTGACGCGCTTGGCATCGGCACGAACATCAATGTCACCAACATAGGCGACCTGACGGTTACTACTAACCTTTCCTTGCCGCTCGGGGCAAGCGTTGGGGCATTCTGGACCAGCACGGACAGCAGCGGCGATGGTGCGTGGACAAACAACGGGTTTTCCCTGACGAACCTGAACGCGACGAACTTGACTGGCAATATCTCGACATTCGGAGTGACTGCCAACATCAATCCGGGCTTGTATCCCAAAGGGGCGACCTACAACAGCGGTAGCGATTTCCCCGTGCCCTTGATTGCTGGAGCGTCTTACTATTTCAACCGATCTGACTTATCCGTCATTGACTCAGGTGGGCCGCATTGGACGAACTCGGGGATATTCACGGCGGTTGGAACCAACCTGACGTTCGGCGGTATTGGAACCTACGGGCAACCCGTGAAAGACCAGGTCTGGATGATTACGAATTACGTGGCCGGGACATTCGTGGGCGACTTTTCTAGATACCCAATAAACGCTCAGATTCTAACCAATCTGACCAACGTGGTGATAAGCGGACCAAGTCCGCATTTTATTTACCAGCAGACAAACATTCCCGCCACTTATTCCCAGGGAACCCCGATCTTTGCAAATTTTATCCCCGGAGGAAACCCAACTTTCAATGACGCCTTGATTATTGCGTGCGATGACCTTCTGCCAAATGGCTATGCTGATATTGCCTTCGGTTACTTTGGAGGTGGCCTCAACACCGATCCGACAAACTTTGTCACGTCTGGAGGAATCGGCGTCAGTTCCTACAACGGAAACTGGGGAACTCCTTGGCTAAACCAGTCTAATTATGGTGTGTGGAATCCCGGAGCGCTAACGGTCTGTACCGTTGGTGGAACCGCTTTTATAGTCTGCGGAGATTATGTCGGCCAGACCCTCAACGGAGACATTCCTGAATTTTTCATCAGTTCAAACGGCTACCATGTAATGATAACCGACCAGTCATCGGGCAGCACTAACTACTTTGATTTCAACCGCACCAACTCGGTTCTAAATATACCCTATGGTGGTCTGGTAATCGGGGCATCAAATAATGCACAATTTGTTTATATTGAGGGGACAAACGGCGGTCGAGAGCCGGTTTTTGCGAATTACAATAACGGCTCCAACTCGCTTGATTTGGTCACGGCCAGCGACACCAACGGCGGCTTGGCGGCGATTGAATTCGGTTACACAAGCAACCCTTTTTCGGCTCCGGTCCAAGTTGCCGCCATCGGAATAAGTTCCCCGAAAAGTTTTTACTCCCAGCCTTATACGGGCACAAGCAACTATGGAATGTACACGCCCGGAAATCTTTACTTTCAAACCGATGGTGGCGAGCCTTGGGTTTTTAGCTCCGTTGGAATACCGGGGGTTGCCTCAATGCCAATTGGGCAGATTCCTGAATTTTACATGGCCAGCAACCACTATGGAATGCACATCACGGATTGGTACACAGGCAGCACTAATTATTTCAACTTCAACAGAACAAACGCAAGTTTCTCCGCGCCATTTGGTAGTATAGCTTCATTGACGAACTCTGCCGTCATTACTCTAGCGGGAACAGTGACGGCGACCAATGGGCTTATATCCGAGGCGGCGAACGCTCCCGTCTTAATTCAGCCAAGCGGCATCACCAATGCGTTCGGCGTGAATGGAATTGCTTTCGTGACCTGCACGAACGGGAGTTGGACAAATTTCAATAGCCTTGGAACCGCAGTTTTGACCAACACGGCTATTACCGGAACCAATATTCCCGTGCCGGTTCAGGCCGGTGGCTACCTCAAAGCTGCCGCCGCAGGGGTGATGTCTGGAACTCTTGTGCCGTTCTAATTATGGCACGCCAATCCCCACCTGTTGAGATAAAGCCTTCCCAGGGCGGAAAGCTGATGGGCGGATTGTCCTACGAAGCGGCTGGCCTTTCCAACTACATCACCAAAAGGGACTGGAGGCGATACGGGGATCGGGAGTTGCGCGCCGAAGGGAATGAGGGGCTTTACTTGAATGTTCTGGTGGCTAAAAATATCCAAGTCACGCCAGCGGGTTCTACCTTTCCATTGACCTTGATTTGCGAGGCTCGCCGAGGCGATGGCAAGCGAACGGTTGTCGCCGGAAACCAGACAACGCTCTGGGCTTACACAGGAACCGAGGACACGCATTACGTTTTGAATTCCGAAGGACAGCCGGATTATTTCTCGAATACAATCAATGGACCAACACCTCCGGATGTTCCGGTTTACAGTGGTGGTGGCGACAACTTTTTTTCTAACTTGGTCTCCGGACAGAAGTACACGCTTACATTCGGACAAAACGACAACGCCGCAAAGATTAACAATCAGGTTTATCTAGGGCCAAACCCAGTTACGTTTACCGCTGGCCCTGGCCCTGTCACCCTTTTTGGAAAACCCAACCTGCCAACAACGGCACAACTTACCGCCCCCTACGTGGACGAGAACCAATACGGCTGGATACAGATAGCCAGCGGTCTCTCAGCAAGCGGACGACGGTGGGAAGCCGTGAGCGTGGGGGATTATATCTGCCTGAACAATGGGGTTGACCTGCCGCTCACCTTCCGACCAGGCGACCAGAGTGCGTTTCCGATTTACGAACTGCGGGAGCAACAGATTGCGTGCGTGGGAACGATTGCCTCGCATGTCGGCAATTTGCTGTGCATGGACATCACCAGCATAAACGACGCCCCATTTGCCGCGCTCATGGCCCCCGTGACCGGTGCCGTGGATGCCGGAATGGACGTTACCGGCCTGATTTCCGTTCCAGCACAAACTCTTTTTCCTGATGCGACTGTTACGGTTGGTCTGACGATATTCTGGGCCTCCGGACAAGCGGCCAAGATTATTTCGATTGACGGGGATGGAAACATTACCACGGCTGTAGTTCAGGCTATTCCATCCGGCCCTGTCTATCTCGAAAACCCATTGGCTTACGCAGCCTACGTGAGTAACGGAAACACGCAGAGATACCCCTGGAGGATGCTGCCCTCGATGCCCGGCGCTCCGCGGCGATTCGGGGCTACGGTTCCAGTGAGCGCCAACCTTTTTGACCGCCAGTTGATTTTCCAGTATCCGATACGCTCACTGCCCGAGCTTTTGACGCTCAATCTCGCCGGCGGGTTCTCGGTCGAGGGCCAGATTGGCGGCACCACGGATATTCAGGTTCTTTACGCCGGACAAGGAGGCATAACCCTGACGACCAGCGTGATCGGGATACAGGACGGCATAGCGATGTCCTGCCTGATTTTCGACCCGATTCTCAGCCCGATAAGCGACACGGGCAATGTGAACGAAAACACGGTGTCATCCATCGAGGCGGCAGATGCCGCAGACAGTTACGCCGGGGCTTATACCGATCTGGTGGGCGACGGAAGCGCCATCCTCAAGGCGCTGCAACTCCAGACTCAAATCATCGTTTACAAGGAAACTGGACATATTTTCCTCGGCGTGTTCACTGGAGACATCACCAACCCATACCAGTTTCAGGACATCGAGGTTCATAACCAGGGCCAGTGTTTGCGTTACCGAAACGTCGTTATCGGGAGCGGGGGCGGGTTTTACGGCAGTTGCCATGTTTACGCCGGGAGGAATGCTTTTTACAAGTTCGATTTGTTCATGCAGACGCCGCAGGAGATTCCCGAACTGCAACCCGCACAGGACTTGTTCTTTCAGGCTTCGATTGCCGACCCGGAGAATGCCTATGTAGCGGAGAATCCCCTCACGACGGAGTGGGTGTTTGGCTGGGACTTGCCGGGAGCGGACCGGGCCTTGTGCTTCGACTACACGAGCCGGACATGCCGTACGACCAGCATGACGATGGCGTCCGCGTGCAAAATCCAGCATCCGAATCCAGCGCGGAATGACTGGCTGTTTCTTTTTGGCAGCGACGACGGCACTGTCCAGCGTTACGGGCTGTGGGACGCCAAACCTCAGCCATCGGGTGCGGTGACGGTAAGCGTGACGGGAATTGTCGCTACGGCATCCGCAGCGTTCTTCACCGTCGATCATGTAGGCATGAGCATCCTCGCCAAGATTGGAGACTGTGCGGAACTCGTGGCCATCACCGGCTACACTTCACCGACGCAAGTTACCGTCCTGGGTTCATTCTCAACCCCGGCATGTCCGTTGCCGTTTTACATCCTGCCCGCGACATGGCATCGAAACGGTCTGCCGTACGATTCCATCCTTGAATCCGGCCTTGGCGACCTCGGCTCATCGGACATGGAAAAGCAGGTCATCCGGTATGTGCCCATTGCGGGCAGCAAGCTCCAGTGGGACACCGTTGATTTTCCGCCGTTCCCGACGTTGCTGAATCTCGCGTTCAAGGGTGCCATCAACCCGACGGCCAAACCGGATTGGGAAATCGAGACGACGGCGAGTGAGCCGCACAATCTCGTGGAACCGACCTATCAGGCGTTTTACGTCGGGGACAAAGTTTGCATCAACGCCATCAACGCACCATACGCACTCGTGAACCGGATATGGCAGAGTAAAGCCATCGGCAGCCAGAGCGCGGGGAGAGTATAATTATGCACATAATAACAGTTTGGAAAGACAGCAAGAATCTGTGCCCAAAATGCGGAACACCGCTGCAACGAATAGACCGCAACAAATCTGATAGAATTATTTTAGACCAGTTCCACTGCGAAAAATGTGGAACCTGGGCACTTGAGAGTGTCATCAAAACCAAAACAGTCACAACCGACCTTGACACGCCCGCTGGCTATCCTATGGCTACACCGCCTCCAGGTGGTTGGCCTAAAGTGGCAGATCCGACGGTTGACCGTTCTGAGGATTGGAAAAAAGAATAAAATTATGTATGACCCAAAAACAGACGAAGTAACCAAGAATCCCGACCCGAACTCGTTTCCTCGCGGCGAAACCTGCCCGGACGGAACGCCTCACACGTTTGAGGAAACCGGGGTTGAGAAGCATTGTCATGGCTGTTGCCAGTGTCAGACGCTTTGCACCAAGTGCAACGAGGAACGGTGGATAATTCCGAGCCACGAATAATGGACGAGATTGTTGGCATCGCGGTATTGACGGACGTAAACCCCTCAGACGGGTACGAGTATCTTTTTGTCACCTGTTCCAGTCCGAGCCGAAAGACCATCCAGACATCGGCCATACCGATTCGTGCGAAAGGAATCCCCAATCCCGGCAATCGCTGCTGGCAGTACGTGGTTCGTGGCGATTATCTGGACGTGACACCCAGCCTGAAAATCAGCTACCCCAGGCAGGATTTAAAACCCGAGAGGGAGATTTTCCACAACAGCGGCGCGTGGAGTGTCAAATTCGTCCGTAAAACAATGGACGAAGCCAGCGACGAACTGGGAAGGCTTAACTTTGAACTGGTAAATAAACTCCGCGAACAATGGGGACTTGCTCCCGTAAGGAGCATTTACCATGAGTAAGCTCACCGCCCAAACTCCGGCAGGCGCAACCAAGCCCGCGCACGCGGTCATTCAATGGCCGACGTTCAATCCGCCCCCGCCGCATCCGGTTTTCGGCGTCACGGCGGCGCATCTGGACTACATGAGCAAGTGGTATTCCAGCGTCCAAGGCGCGGTCAACGGACGCATGGACGCCCAAAGCGCGGCGATTGAGGCGACCAACACGGCACTCGCAACGGCGAACGAAACGATTGCATCCTTGCAAACACAGTTGAAATCAACGACAAAGACCTAACGATATGGCAGGAACAGTTCCAACATTTCCTACGGTGGTCACGAGGGCGCAACTTGGTGTCCCGCTTACCGACACGCAGATGGACGCCAACTGGACCGGCATACGGCAATACTGCCTGACGCTCGCCGCGCTCATCGTCCAGTCGCTCAACGCTGATGGCACGCTCACTAATGGGTCGGTTGGCTCGAACGCCTTGCAAGCCGCCGCGGTAACGCTGGCATCGCTCAATCCTTCGCTTCTCTATTCGATTATCCCCGTGGATACCGACGCGGGAAAAACGAACGCTTATTCGATAACGGCGCGCGGCGGTGAGGGTGGAACGAACCTTGTGCCCGGCGGGTCGGTCTATGACGGCAACGGCAATTTCGCCCTGACCGGACTTACGCCGAACTACGGCTATTTCTGGACACCCAGCGCGACGAACACGAATGACATAAGCTGCATCGTCAACAGCCAGCTTACCATCACGACGCCGGGCGGTGGAGCGTTCACGGCGATAACCACGGGCATAACGCTTACCGGCACTCCGGGCGATGCCGTCACCGCGACGGTGATTCAGTCCGCACCGATCAACGCCTACAAGCCGCAACAGGTTTTTTGGATATGGACACTCAATCCAAATACGGGGCCAAGCACGCTCAATGTAAATAATTTAGGCCCAGTCCCAATCCTCCTGAATGGACAGCCGTTGCAGGCGGGATCAATTCTCGGGCAGGGTGTGTTCATCGTGGTTTACATGAATGGCGCTTTCAATCTCGTTGGCGGCAATGCGTCGGCCAACAGCACTACTGCGTCAGGACAGACCATTAACTACACATTTGAAGGAACCACCTTGTTTTCGTCCGGAAATATCGCCATACCGGCGACCACGTACAGCGTGGCGCATGGTTTTGGCAGTGTTCCCAGCAGTGTGGCGGTGTTCCTTAAGAAAGTGGCGGCGGATTCAACGGGACCGCTGGTGGGACAACTTGTGCCGATTGGGGAGTTTCAGGTTGGCACATCAGCAGCCTTTGTCGTTTCGTTCGATGCGAACCTTATCACTGTCAGTCCCCAGTCTGGAACCGTCGCGCTAGCCGGCACGTCCATAACTCCGGCAAGTTGGAATCTAGTGGTCAACGCGGCCCTGCAAACCAGCGTGAGCAACACTGTGTTTCCGGCCTTGACCTACTGGACACAGTACGTGGCTGGAGCGGTTTCGTATGGCGACAATCTATTAGTTTGGAACTTCGGATATTATACGAGCCTGGTCAACGGTTTCGCCATCAATCTGACCACCAATTTGGTGACGCCGCTTGCGCCATTTAGCGTGGGCACTCCAACTGTCCAGAACCACAACGTATTCAAAAGGGCGAGCGGCGCGATTCAGGATATTTTCTGCGGCAGCGACGGCATCTACGCCATCTCCGCGACCAACCCGATCCAGAACCTTGTGCCGGCGGCGAGCGTTTATGCCAGCAACGGCTTGTTTACAATTACAGTTCCGGCATCAACCGCACTGACAATCACGCCGGGAACCAACGAACTTGCCTACGGTCTTAATGTGACCGGAACGTACCCGAGCGGGACGGGTTATTCCGCGTTTACCGGCGTCCCGGTAAATATTCCCAATACCAACACCTATACAACCCTGACGCTGGCTGGCAATCCTGGGTCAAGCGTTACGGCGACCGTGGTGAATACCACAACTGCGGTGTGGGCGCCCGTTCAAATCAGCAATGAGTGGACGAATTTCTACTATAAGCCTGCGTGGATCACGGAGAGCGGCGGTAATATCAGCGCCGTTTACGTCATTAGCGGCGGCATCGGCAATGGCACGCTCAACGGGCTGGCGATGTTTGAAGTGCCGACCGAGACGGCGGCGAGCGAGGTTGGGGCCGGAGCCACGAGGCCGGATCTGAGCAACGCCAACATTGGAAACATTGCGCCGTTCAATGTGTGGTATCCGGCGGGGGCGGTGGCGGCGAATCTCTATCTTGTCCAATACAATCCGTTCACGCGACGGCTTTACGTCATCACCGACCAGATTGGGTTGCTGCATATTTTCAGTTTCCCGAATGGAACGGACGGGGCCGGAGGAAATGACATCACGGTCTGGTGGGCGCTCACTAATGGAGCGACTAAGTACGGTTATCTCTCGTATGAAAAAAGCATCGGGCTGGCTGGCTTTGGCGCTGGCAACACCGACACTTCGCGGACGCAGATTGCGGTCGAGATAAACCAGAACACCGGAAAAGAGGTTGCGATTGTGATGACGAACTCTGGCTACAACAACGTCGGCAGCGTAACCCGCATTCCGTGGGTGGAATAAACGAAAGGCAAAATTATGAGAGACAAAAACTGGATCGAGAAAGCGGTGAAACATCCGGGCGCATTAAAAGCGAAGGCATCGCGTTCGGGAGAAAGCACCAAGGCGTTTGCCTCGGAACATGCCGGATCTCCCGGAACACTTGGCAAACAGGCCCGGCTTGCGGAAACTTTGATGTCCATGCACACCGCCGGACGTGCGGCCACGGACGGGGAAAAGGCTTCGATCACCGCAGCACATCATCAAATGGGCGGCGAAAACTATTGACCTTCCGGTTGCGCGAGATACTTTCCACCTGTGCAGTTTAGGGTTGCCGTAGGCTGTGCGGTCGCTGGTTGGGTCTGCACATTTCATATAGTTGCCCGACCGGCCCTTCTGAGCCTCGCTGCGACTGGGTAATCACAGTCATCGTAAAAGTGCGCTTCAACCGAAGCGCACTTTTTGTTGACACCCCACCCCACCCCGGCTAAATATTGGCGAATCAGATGGGCAAAGACTTTACATTGCTGGTAAAAGACCACTTCACCACCAGACCGAATGACATCCGCAAGGGCGCACTCATGCTGGATTATCAGGTTCGCAATCACGATGGCGTTGACTACGATGGAGTCGGCATTGGACCGGACCCAGGGATTAAACCGCTAATCGAGGACGCAGTGGGATTTACAATCAAGCAACGGCTTCTGTTCTTCCGGCTGGGCATGACAGGGATAAAAACAGCGGGCTATATTCATTGCGACCAGAATTGTGGTCAATACGCAGGCGTCCTTTATTTGAACCTGCCCCACCAGCGTTACGGCGGCACTTCATTCTGGAGGCACAAGGAATTTGAGATAAGCGAAATGCCGGACAACGCGAACGATGTCGCCGTGGCGACTCTCCGCAATGACAGTCTGGACGAAAGCAAGTGGGAACGCGACGGGCATGTCGAAATGCGCTTTAACCGATTTGTAACTTATCCGGCGCGACGTTTTCATAGTCGCTATCCGAATGTCATTGAGGCTGCGACGAAAGAGGAAGGCCGGTTGATTCTGGCCGTTATGTATGACCGAGTCTGAAACATTCCGCCAGCAGTTCAAGCAGCATCACTCTAAAGAGTCTGCCGACACGCTCATGCTGTCCAACATCGCGCACCTTGAACGGTTGATGAAGTTGCTGCCGCCAAACGCGCGCGGTCTTGAAATCGGCTGCTTCAAGGGCGGAGCGACCGTCTGGTTTCTGGAACACGGGATCGAGCGCATGACGGTGATTGATACCTTCGAGGGCAGCCCGGAGCATCAGAACATTGTGAAGCCGGGCGAGATACGGGCGGCGTTCGACGAAGCGGTCAAGCCCTACGCTGGCCGTGTGGCTGTGAGCAAGGGGAAGTCCAGCATGAGATTGCCGATATTACTGCAAGGCAATCATTCCGGTCTCCGAAAGACCGCTCCAACGCTTTACGATTTTATCTACGTGGATGGGAGCCATGATTCTGTTGACGTGGTGTTGGACGCCATACTCGCGTTCAAGCTGCTCAAGCCGGGAGGGGTGATGTGCTTTGATGATTACGAGTGGTGCTATTATCTCGACGCTTTCAGGAACCCGAAGCCCGCGATTGACTTCTTCCTTGCGAGCCATGAAGGGAAGTTTACGTTGCTGGAAAAGCATTATCAGGTGAGCATTCGGAAATTATGAAAATTGGGAGGCGTGTCAGTAAAACTACGAAGTTTACAATGCTGCGCCGAGTGATATTGTTAGAAGGTAATGCAAGAATTGAATGAACTCGCGCGCGCTCTTGTTGAGCGGTGGGAGCATCAGCATAACCAAATAATGTCCGCCCTTCAACGGGTGGAGCAACAACAGGAAAAAATAATGAGCGCAATCACAGACTTCGCAGCCGCCGCACAGGCGAGCTTCACCAAGGTAAGTGCCGATTTGGACAGTCTCTCGACTGACATCGCCGCCTTGAACGCACAAATCGCCGCCTTCAACAATTCATCCGGCACGTTGAGCGCAAGCGATCAGGCCGCACTGGACGGTATCCAGACAGCCGCAGCCGCCCTGGCGACCAAGGCCGACGGGATTGTTCCCGCACCGCTGCCTCCGGCTCCGACAACGTAACCGACGACACAAATAACTTGAACGCCCGTCAGAAATGGCGGGCGTTTTTGTTTGCAAGCGTGGGATTTTGAAACTAGCCTGAGAGCCATCAAATAATATGCGAGTCTTTATCTCCGCTCACTGCCGCAACCCCGACCTGTTCGACGCCACGAAATTCGTTTTCAAAACACTGCGCGTCGGATTCCCGAACTCAGAAATAATCGTTTATGACAACGCCCTGAGCCAGCTTCACCGTTCCGAGATACAGGAACTTTGCCGGAAAAACACCTGCAAGTTTCAGCATATCCCACAGGCGGTTTCCTACGGCGGTTTAATCTGGCAGATATTCAGCAGCATACTCGCCAGCGATCAGGATGAACCGTTCTGGCTGTGCGACACCGACATCGTGTTCTGGGATAGCATGGAGCAATTTGAATTCGAGACGGCGATGGCTGGCCGGCATATCCCCAAGTTTTTCGACACGTACACAAAGTGCATCACCATGCCGCGACTGCATACCAGCCTGCTTTACATTGACCCCGCCAAAGTTCGCCGGGAAATGGACATGCTGCTCGAAAACTTCCCCCGCGAGACGCCGCACAATCCGATGGTAAATCCGGTTTTCCCATTTTTCATGCCTTCACCCGAGGGCAAGGACGAATATTTCTTCTATGATTTGTGCGCGCCGATGAGTTATATGTTGAGCCAGACGCGGTTTACCGAGAAACACCTTGATTGCTTTGACCACGCTAATTGCGGCACGTTTGCAGACCTCCTGGAACCGCATGGACACGAGGGAATGGTGGCGCGACAGAAGGCGATGTTTGCGAATCCGGAGACGATGCGCGGATTATGGAAAGAGCAGGATAAATATTTCGCGTATCACGCCGTCAAATGAAAACTGATTCACAGCCGGTAATCGAACTTGGGCCATCCGTCGGGGATGTCCTGGAGGATTTTGTCGCGTGGTATCTCAAGACCTTTGGCGGTGTACCGCCGTCGCCCCATGACGGCGTGGGTTACGTCGGAAAGTTTTCCCTGCTGACTTTCTACCGGCAAAAGGAGTTTCAGGTTCAACTCACGATTTGCAAACCGAACTCCAGGATTCCCGACCATGCCCACCCGAACGTGGACACGATGGTTTCGTACGTTTGCGGCGAACTCTATTTCAGGGTTGACGGGAAAGAGGTTTTCAAACCGGAGGATATTTTCCAGACGGAGGACGGGCGCACGTCCAAGAATTTCAAGTTTATGCGCGTCAAGCCGGGGCAGATGCACGGGGCGACCATTGGTGACAAGGGGGCAGCGTTTATTACTTTTCAGCGGTGGCTATCCGGCACGCCGAAAAGCGTGGAGTTGGATTGGGATGGACCGCCACTCAGCAAGGAACATTCAGAAAGGGAACTATATACATGACACCACTAATTGACCGTGTTTGGGAAATGCCGAACCGTTTTACGTTTAAAATGCGTTGCGTAGCGAGCCTTCTCAAAGAAGAAATGCAAGGCACATGGATTGACCCATTCGCCGGTGAAACCAGCCCAGCACAACTGCGCAACGATGCAGATGAATCACGCCATGCGGAACATCACTTAGACGGTCTGGATTTTTTAAAATCTCTACCGGATAAGACTTATGATGGCATTCTATTTGACCCGCCCTATTCGGTGACACAAGCCTTGAGGAAATATAAACCACGACAAGGAGGCACGGCGGGGCGAAGTGAGTATTGGGCCAAGTGTATGGACGAGGCGGCACGTGTCATAAAAATTGGTGGCAAGGCAATTTGCTTTGGATGGAACTCAAACGGTCTCGGAAAAAAACGTGGATTTCGGTTGGCACGCATGTTGGTAATTGCGCATGGAGCCTGCCACAATGACACGATTGTAACAGTAGAGACAAGTATATAATTCCCTTCAGAAAGGCTAAAAGATGAAATGCAAACATGAGCAATTTGAGGCCAAGGTGGATGTCAACAGACTTTCCGACAGTGGGAGGTTCTGCGCTGACATCAAAATAAAGTGCCTCCAATGCGGGGAGTATTTCCGTTTTCTTGGGTTGCCGTGCGGGATTGACCTTGACGGTGCGGCGGTTTCCGCGGATGGAACGGAAATGCGCGTGGCGATTGGAACCAATGAGACGGTGGCGAACATCATTGACGGAAAATGTCCAGTTGGATTCACTGTGCGCAGGGGATGATACGCGCACTACAACCATACGAAGTCGGCCTTTGCGTCGAAGGCGGCAAACTCTTTTTTAAGGAGGGCGATCTTCCGGGAGGCTTCGACGCCAAACATTTCTGCGCCACTTGGGCGCAACTAATCACGGACAAACGGGCGGCGATTCTCGCGGGATTCACGGATGCCAATGTCATCACGGGTGCATTGGGCGCTGTGCTGGCTCCCGGATTGTTCAACGCCAAGACTTACGCCACCGAAGCATTTTGGTACGTGATACCTGGCTATCGCGGCCACGGCGTCGAACTTCTGCTGGCTTTTCAGGAGTGGGCCAAGAACGCCGGGGCGCACTACGTAGCCATGATTCACCTTCTCAATTTGCAGCCGGAACATCTGTCGAGACTGTATCGGAAAATGGGGTACAACCCCATTGAAACAAACTACTTGAAGCCGCTTACGTAAGATGGTAGTAAGTGTTTCAAGTGCGTGAACAATTTTCTTCTTAATCTCAGCCGTGTGTTGGCTTATAGCGTGGTTTACGAAACCCGCTTGGCGATGTTTGACGGTGCGGTGATGGAGGCGTTTGACCCACAAGGAAGTATTGTGAGCGGAACAATCGGCGCGATATTAGGCTCGAACGCCCAACGCCAGGCGGCCGATACGGCTGCTGACGCAGCCAAGGCATCGCAAGCCGCCACCAATGCGCAAAATCAGTCGCTTTTTAATCAGGCCCATGGATCAACAGGAAGTGCTGTTTTCCCTCAGTATTTGACTGGCGAGGGCGGGGCGGGTCTTTTCGAGCCGGAGCTTGGGCAAGATTTGGTAAAATCCTACGCAGCGGCAAACGTCCCGCTTTCCACTTTCCAATCGGCCACGGACAAAACGGCTGGCGCACGCAATCAAGCCCTTGACTTCACCAACAGCATTTTCAACGGCGGCGTGACAAACAAAATGCTGACGAATGTGGCTCCGGTCCAGACGCAACGGCTGGCCACGGCGCGGTCATCCTCGCTGGATGCGTTGCACAAAACCTTGGACCAGATTGACGCGAGCCAGGCCAATCGGGGATACGTGGGCGACAGTTACGGAAACCGGCTTTTGAGTTTCCAAGCCGGAAAAGAGGCGGGGAATTCCATCGGTGCCGCACAGTTGCAAAACAAGCAGGAGACGGCGGACATCCAGAATTATGGAGACGTGACGCTGCCTTTGCAGAACATCAACCTGCCGTATCAGATGAACCAGCAACAGGCATCGGCGGCGTTTCTTCCGCAGGACGAATATCTGGCGAGTCTTGGGCAGCGGATGCAGCCTTTCAACATGCTCAAACTCGGATACACAGGTCCATTCCAGTATCAGCCGTTGCCGACGCGGGGGCCAGCGGCGTTCAATTCAGGCGCGACAGCACTATCGGCGTTCGGGGGTGGCGCGGGACAACTGGGCGGCGCGGCGATGAATTATTTCGGAACCAACAATCTTTTGAGCAGCGGATACGGGGGTTCGACCATTGGCAATGGCGCCAGCTATGGCCAGCTACCGTCTGGTTTCAGTGATACCTTGACCGAGGACAATGCGAGCGATCCGTTCTATGCGTCCGGCGCGGCGGCTGCGGGCGCGGGTGTTGCGAATAACGGACTTGATTTTAGCGGGTCAACAGCATCGGGTGTGGACTCATTAACCGGCGGAAGTTCGCTGTTTGGGGGGAGCGTTTAATATGGCAGAAGCAGTCGTATCACCAGCGGTAAGGCCACTTGACTTTGGTTATCAGATTCCGAATCTGACAGACCAGATGCGTTCGGCCAGCGCCCAGACCTCGCAGGCAGCGGCTCCGATTGCCGAGGCGGCGTCAAACTTATCCAGGGCAAGAATCGAATTCGCGTTGCAGAATTTGAACGCGCAAAAGGCTTTAGAACTGGCAGGGTGGCAGCATCAGTCACAGATGCAGCGCAATGAAATGATGTATAAGAGGTTTTTGGATCAGCAGAAACTCAAGGGCACTCAGATGCTTGAGCAGATCAAGGGAAAGAACGACGCGGACACAATTAAACAGCTAAACACCACGATTCAAAGATATGGCGGACAACCGATGGTGCGTCAGAGCGGTGAGAGCGACAGTGACTACGCGGCCCGGCTTGGAACTGCGGCAGTAGGCGCGAAGGCGCACGCAGTCGCAGCGGACACCACGGCAGCACTTCATTGGAATGATGAACTCGAAAAACAGAAAGATGCGGCGACTAGGTTGCAGGCACTTCCGGCGGTCAAGGCAGAGTTGGGGGCGGCACTCGCAAATCCCGGAGTGAATTCACAGGCCGATAATTATGTCGCGCAAAACTTTAACAAATGGTTGAGCCAAGTCAGGCCGGAGCAGGCAGACCTGATAATGACGGCGTTACAGAAACAGCCGAATAAAGACGGCGAGATGATGGTGCTTAAAAACGCCGGGATTCTTGCTCAGTATCAGGATTTCAGGAATGGTGCGTTGCAGGACGAGGCGTACCGATTCCTTAAAAATGCCGGTACTCCGCAGGGAAAAGCGTTGGCGACGATTAATGAAAACATAAAATTTGCCCAGGATAGGTACAACGGTGTGCTGATGACGGAGGCGAGCGGGAATACTGGGAGACAGGTTAGAAAATCCTACGCATCGGATATTGAGAACGGTGTTCAAGATACGCTGTTGCAACGGAAGAATGACGCAATAAAGGCAGCTCAGACCCCGCCACCACCCCCTGCGGGTAGCGGATCTGGGACTACCATCCCAACCCCAAATGGTGTCACCCCGCCGCCACCGTCCCTTTTCGGGCCGGGAGCGAGTGTGCCGGCCAGATTCTTGCAGGATAATGTGGCAACTCCAACAGTCAGTGCCCCAGCAAACCCGAACCCTATGTCTCCGCAGTGGACAACGCTGCCAAACGGCGCGCGAGCTTTCATCCCAATGCCTGTGTCTCAAAGCGACCGCACAAACGGTGTGATATTGCCGGGTGGCAGTATAAACCCGTACTTACGGGCACCTGTCATTGGGCCACCAGAAAACGCCATAGCAAACGGGGTAAACCCGCCCGGTGGAGTGACGAACTCACCCGCGACAATGATGCCGGCAAGCCCATTTCTCGTCCCGCCAGTTTTGCCCGGCCCTCGCGGCGTGTCTGTTTCTCCCGACAATTACGCGCCCGCTGCGCCGCAAGGTTCTCCGATGGACGCTGGTGGCGACTACGGAAGTTTCCTGCGAGATCAATACTTTATGGGCATGGGTGTGCAGTAGTTAAATGGTCAAGCCATGCCTGACCAACTCACAATAGAACAGCTTTTACAAGGTACTCCAAAGATACCGGAGGAAGGCGGACTGGATTCGCCCGCGCCACAGTCGAAGGGTAATCAGCCAGCGAGCACGTTGACGCTGGAGGGTTTGCTCAAGGGGACACCAGGGGCGGATCAGGACGCAGTTCCACAGACTACCGCAATGGGCACAGCCGCACGCGCCGCAGTCTCGAACATCGGACCGGGTGCGGCTGCGGCGGCGGCTTTTCCGATTGGCGCGGAAAAGGGCGCTGCGATAGGGGCGCTTGTGCCCGGTGCGGGGGAAACCGGATTGTCGGAAGCTGCTGGAGGGCTAATCGGTGGAACCATCGCGGCAGGCGCGGCGGCATGGGCGGCAGCAAAGGCCCAACACGCACTAGCCTCGACGCTGGCTCCCGAGACCACGGAGAAGTTCAACCAAGCGGAAGCCGCGGGCGAGGAAGCGCATCCCGTTGCGGGTGCGATCGGGCGGCTGGCCACCATGCTTCCAATGTTCGAGTTTGCTCCGCAGAACACGGTGGGCGGACTATCGGCGCTTTACAAGGCGGCTCGTGGCGGGACGCTCACGGTGGCGGAGAAGCTGGCGGCCAAAACTACAGCGAGTCAGGTGGGATTGCAGACCGGTCTTGGGGTGGTTCAGCCATTGATGTTTGGAGAAAGCCCGACAAAGAAGGGGATTGCAGAGGCTTTTGTCCAGTCACTTTTGCTGGGGCATCCTCGATATGAGATTTTTGGCGCTCCGGCAGCGGAGGCCATTGGGAAGGAGGAGGCGGCGACGGACGCGCAGACCGAGAAAGCGCAGGGTGTCGTTCAAAATCCAGCCTCAATCTACAGTCCGCCGCCGCCGCCCGACTTGACGCCGGAACAGCGCGGGCAACTGTCGGAATTGGCGGCTCGCACGGCATCGGGCGCGCCGGAGGACGTGAACGACGCCCAGCATTTGAAACTAATGGGCGAGAATGAGAACGCCCGGAAGTATTACGAGCAGCAAAAGCAGGGTTGGGCGCAACTCATGGCCTACACGCTGGCCGGCAAGTCCAAGATTGAGACGGTGGGGGATGGTGGTCAGGAATCTCCGCAAGCGCAGCCTCAAAAGTGGTATTCCTCAAATGATTCCGTTGGTCCAAAGCAGACACCACAGGGCGATACAATTCACGGATTATCACTCAGCCAAGACCCGCTTTACGCCGGAGAGTATTCAAAGACTGGGCAGGTTCACGAATTCGACTTGTCTGGGGCAAAACTGAAACCTGTCAGTTTTGACTATGGGATGACCATTACCACCGACAAGTTGAATCAAATCAGGTCGGAGGGTTACGACGGGGTATCGTTCGATGGGATGCATGGCCCGGAGGTCGCTCTGGTAAACGATGTGGCTAAAAAGACCGGAACCGTCAACGCCTTGCAGGAGAAATTCAACGAGGCGATTGCGGACGGCAGGCCAATAGGGCGAGTGGAGCAGAGGCTCTACGCAGTGAAGGGCTTGCAGTTGCCGGAGGTTTACCACCAGCAGGAGGATGGCTCATGGATACGCGCAACCGAACCTGGAAAGCCACCTGGCGGCGATGCTGCACGCCTCGAACAACTCCGCGCCATCCCAGAGTCCCAACGCACGCCGGAACAGGCCGCGGAATTCAACGCGCTTGTGGCTAAATCCGGTTCCGTTAAGGACCAGATGGCGGCTGAATTTGCGAAACTCAAGGCGGCACAACCAATAGTTGACCAACCGGTAAACAATCCGCCCGTGGCTCCCGGCGGCAGCACACCCGCGATGGCGGAGTGGACTAAACATCAGGGCGATCCCGCTGAATTAGTCCAGAGGATGCAAAACACGGCTGAATCCGGCAAGGTGGCCGTGGCGACTGGCGAGGGCGGTGTTGGCAGGAAGTCCGCCACAATGTATCAGGATTTGACCGGCAAGCCCGCTGGCGAAGCCAAGGAGCTTGTGCGGCAGGACGTGGCTGGATCCAAGGAAGCCGGGGCGCAATCCCGCAAGCTGGTGGCCATGCTGTCCCCGGACAAGTCCCATGTTCTCGTCGGGACGGCCAGCGAAACCAGGAGCGGCGAGACGCGGACTTTGAAGGTCTCGACCTACGATGTGGGTGCTGGCCGTAAATCGCCCGGCGGTGAGCATTTCGCCAGCAATTACGATAAAATGGTGGCGGATGGCTGGCAGCCGTTGGCGAGTCTGAAAACCGACAAACCGGCCAAGGGATTCTTCGCTACGTATTCGCCAGAGCAGTGGAAAACCATTGAGACGGAACTGCGGGCGAGCCATCAGGCGGCGCAACGCACGGCGGAGGCGATGGAGCAACACCTTGCGGCTGGCAAAGACTTTGGGCGCGACGTTACCGTTAACGCTGACGAAACCGGAGAACACCCCCCGGAGGAAGCGCCGACACCTGAAGCGGCGGTTGAACACCCGCCGGAACGGGTTGTAACGGCTGAACATGCGGAGGCTATCGCAGAGGCAATCAAGGGCTTAAAACCCGAGGACATTGCCGACCAGAACTCGATGGCGTTAGCGATAAAGAAGGCCGGACCGGATGCGGTCGAGGCTTTCAAGGTCATGGTTCGCCATGCCTTCGATGCCGGTTTTCCAGAAGATAAAGCGGTAAGTATCGTGCATGAAATACTTTATGAACATTCAAGAAGCGGCGAAACGAGTGGGCCAGAAGTGGAAAAGTCCTTCCTACAGAAAGTCGGCCAGGGCGGCGATGAAAACGCTGGGAATAACACCGGGAAGCCTCCAGGTCCAGACACAGGACCAGGTAGCGAAGCAGCCGGAAATAAACCAGGCGCAAGCGGAACTGAAACGGGAGCAAACCCAGATGCAGAAGGTGGCGGCAAAGGAGGGAGCAAACCCAATCCCGCAGGTACTCCCCTCGGCACTCCCGCCAGCATAGCCGGAAAGACAGGTAAGATTTTTCTGCCGGCCAAGCTGGAAAGGCCGCATGACATCGTGGACGAGATTCAGGGTCAGGTGGGTAAGATACGGTCGCAGAATGCAGCCAAGCCCGGCACGGAGGATCATTACGCCACAGACGCTTATAAGCAGGTTCGCAAGGCGTTTCCCAATATGTTCTCCGATACCGGCAGCACGGCGGACCAAGTGGTATCCGCGCTCATGCGAACCGGCCACTTTCAGGAAGGGGCCACCGTGGATGATTTGTGGGATGCGATGCTGCGCGCGCGCGGCGAGCGGACGGCTCATGCCCGCGGCCAGTTGCCGGAACAGAAGGCGGACAAGTTTCAGCAGGCGGTATCGGATAATCTTGCCAAAAAGGGTAGCCACAAGCTGTCGGTCGGCGAACTGTCGGTCGGCGACACGTTCAGGATTAAAGGCGCGAGCTTCGAGGTAAACCATATTGATCCGGACACCGGAGAGGTCCAGGTAAAGGATGGCAAGAAATTCGGCTATCAAGTCATCCCGGATGGTGCGGACATAGCCGTGGATGCTGGTTCGCTAAAGCAAAATCCTCCGGAATCCGGCGGTGACGACCCGTTCTCGGACGAAAATGTCCGCAATCGCACGCGCCAGGCCAAGGAGGAAGTTGAGAATCTTCGCCCGGGGGACGCCCATACCGCGAGAACGCTGGACGTGGTTGAGCGCAACCTTACCGCACTCGGCATCAAGGTCAGGCGGATTATTGACCCGTTGGTTGACCATTTCAGCACAGGTTCGTACAAGGAACTCACCAATGGCCGGGGCAACGCGGAGAGGATTGTCACCTACTCGGTAGCTGACGCCCACAAGCCATCGGCTGACAGCCTCGTCAGTCTCTACCACGAGGTTTTGCACGCGATATTCGCCAGGGAAAGCCCGGAAATGCAGGCGGCGGCGCAACGGGCGGTGCGGGACGTGTCGAACGAGGAATTGGGAATCGGCAAGTTCAAGGAGCAAGTCCCTCAAAATTTACCGGAAAACGTGAGGGAAGGCGTCCAGCAGGAAGGGCGCATAGCGGAATCTCTGGCCCGAAAGCTGGTCAACGACGGATTTGACCCAGTGACCGCCAACAGCTTCATGCAACGCGCCGTGCGGCTGATACGGGACGTTTACAACGGCGCACTCATGGCACTGGCCAAGGTGGCGGGGTATCCCATCAGCCAGGAACGGGCACTGGCGTACTTCGAGAACCGGATGAAGATGGTGGTTTCCGGCGATATGATGTCTTGGATTAACTTCCTCGGTGGACCAAGGATGAAGATGCCAGACTGGGACAGCCCGAACATCGGCGGCGTGGAGCGTTACCGCAGCATCAACTCAGTCAGTAACCCGCGCAAGTATCTGGACACCAAAGAGGGCGCACCGACGGGAATTGCCGCACTCAACCACTTTTTGACTTCGATGAAGGCCATCGCCCATGAGTGGGGCGTCTCCGCTGGCAATCTCGCCGGCATGACGGACGAGCAGGTCATGGCACGATATATCAACCTGCCGGAAAAGCTGGGCGACCAGGATTTGTTCACGAACGGCGACACGCCGCAAAGCCTGATCGCCGACGCGGTAAAGCAACACGGCGTTAGTCCAGACACTAAAATTAGTGATTTGCCTAACGACGTGGCCAAACAACGGGCCTTGGTTGTGACACACGGAATGCTGTCCGCGGTGAAGGCGGAAATGGAGGGTGTCGCAGGCGAGGCTCGCACGCAATGGAACAAGGACGCTAACGCATTGGAGCGCAATACCAGCCAACTTGACCGCCTGGCCAGTCATTACGTGGACATTGATTACATGGCCAGGACGGCCAGGGACTCGATGCTGCAACTCGTCAAGGACGTTACCGGCGCCGTCCGGGGCATCCGGGATGTCTCGGCGAGAAAAGGCGAGGTCGAACAGACCTTGGCGCAACTGGACCCTGCCAGCCAACTCAACGGCCAGTTGACGGCGCCGTACCGGAAGGCACTTGATGTAATACAAAAACGGCTGTCCGGCGAAGTGACCACGAATTTCGCGGATGCTCTGCAAACCATTGGCAGCATGGACATTGACTGGAAACGACCGAGCCATGACATTGCCAATGACTTGCTCGCCAAACACAGTGAGAACCCGGAATTGAACCATGCGCTTCGGGAATTCCTTGGGGACAATCCGGAGTCGAAGGCGTTGCTGTCCACGTTGATTGCCTACGGTAAGGCCAACAGTCATATGATGGACATGCTCGCGCTCCGGGCCGACCGCGCCAGCGAGAATAAGATTGAGGCTAACCAGATTTTGCGGGACATGGTGGGCGCGAGCAAGGGAATGCTCGCGGAACTCAAGCAGCGCATCAATTCCACGTTCGGGAAAAACATGCGGATGCGCGACCGGATGCTCCGGATTTCCGATAAGATGGATGATTTGAGCGACCGCAACCATGACCTGTTGGACTCCATTGCCCGCAATAAATCGCTGGTGGACTTTCATGAGGACATTTTTAAACCGGCGGTGAACGGGGAACTTGCGGCCGTAGAGAAGGAAACCGGCATCACGCTCAAGAATTTCGAGGTTGTGCATGACGCCGAAGTCTCCGTCCCTGCCAAGCCCGATGCGACCCCGGACCAGTTCGCAACGAGAACGCTTAAAATTCGCACAGCCTTGGGCAAGCGCGGCGATTTGCCGACGCCATCGGCGGAGGTCATCGGCTGGCAGCGATCAATTCAAAAGTGGCTGGACAATCCGGAGAACCTGAAGTACGGGGCCAAATACAACGAGATGGCGGACGTGGCGCTGAAACTGAAAAACCACGCCATCAGCAATGAACACCTGAATATCAAAACGAATTTCCTGGAACGGATGCTCGCGCCGATACAGGACCGATGCCGACAGGCCGGGACAGAGGCGGCGCGATTGGCTGGGCAGGGGTTTAATAAATTCTCGTCGCTCGTCCGTGGCAAGCGGGAAATGGCCGTCCAGACCGGCACCAATTTTTCCGCGCAACTCAGCCGGGCAAAGAAGGCGTTGGGCTATCCCAACGTCGAAAACGGCGTCTTTTGGAAAACCATTATCTCGCCGCAGCTTCACGCCTTGCAGGATCGGGCGGACATCTGGGGGACTGCCAAGACGGAAAAGGAAATGATTGACCGGGCAGTCAACGCTGTCGCGGATGCCTTGAAGCTGAAAGACCCAGCCGCCAGGGATGCGGTTTCCAAGCTCATTCGGATTCACGCGGACAACTCGACCGAACTCCGCAACCACGGCGCGGAACTGGGGAACAAAGTCAAGGACATCGGCGGCGCACCTAAGAGCAGCATCTTCCGTCTGGCGCTGGGCGTTGCTCCCCTTGTGCTGCCCAGGGCGACCACGGCTCAGGCGATTGATTTTTACCACGAACACATGGGGCGGTCATGGGGTGGTGATAAATTGGATCTTCCGGCAATACGGGACATGTACGACAAAGACCCGGATCAGTTGCGGGCATCGCTGCAAAACCGGTTTACCAAGCCGGTGTGGGATTGGTTCGTGAAGTCACTGGCCGAAAATGACAAGCCGCACTTCTCGGCACCGCCGGAGAATGGTCTTTCCCCGCTGGCCGACCGCGAGAACATCATTAAGGCATACCAAGGGGCGCACGGCGATCCTGTGGCGTTTGCCGAACTGATTGCCGCGCTGCACGACCACAAGGCCGATGGCGCTTTCGTGGCCGACACCTTGGATACCATGCAGAATTTCAGCAACTTGCTGCGAACCATGGCCGGTGACGAGGCGGAGTCCGTGACGCGGGGAAGTCCAAACCCGCCGCGCTTCATCGTGGACGCCCGGCATTGGGAAGCCGCGCCGAAAGAGTGGTGGGATTACCTGATGACCGACCAGAACACCATGCTCCGGGTGATTAACGGGCAGGCGCACCAAGCGGCCTTTGGTCGAAATGGCGAGGCTCAGGACAATCTGCTGTCCACCGCCATGAACGAGCAGCGGGAATTCTACACGAAATATCAGGCATGGCGACAGGAAGCGCAGAATGTCAATCCCGGCATCAAAGAACGGGAGTTGCAGGCCATGTTGAAGGCGCGCGCGGAGAAGGAGGGTATTTCCTTCGACGCGCTTAAAAACGCCAAGCGAAACTTGAACGGTTTGACCAACGCCGCTCAGCATTACGACGCCATTCAGTCCATGAACAATTCCGGCAAGATACCGGAACTCCTGCCGTGGCTCCGGGTGTTGCATACGATTGCCGGCGGGACGGTGGCCGGTGCCGGTACAGCGATCACGGCGCACAGCGTCTTTCTGGAGCAGCCGGCGAGACACCTTGGGTTCGGCCCGCGCTCGCTGGCGATGACCGGGCGTGCCATCACCGATTTGGCCGGCACGATGGCGAATTCATTGTTGCAGGCGTTCGGTCATTCCGTGGTTTACGAGGCGCGGCGCACGCTGGACGCCAATGATGGCGGCATCTATGACCCGATTAACACCAATAAAGACCGCTACACGGTGGCCTATGAACACGCGCACGCGGCTTACCGCGACTCCAGCAGGCTCGGGCAGACGGTCGGCACCGCAGCGGATGTCGGGGCGGCGGCGATGCAACATGACGTGTGGGGGCCGGGAGCGCGGGAGAAGGCATTGGCGCGGCAGGCGGCGGGGCAGCCGGTGGCGCCCAGCCTCAAGGCGTTGTCGCCCTTCCATTGGATTGCCAAATGCCTGGAGATTTCCAACTTCATCACCTGGGAGCGGCATATTGAGGGTATGGTCGCGGCCGGGGCGAATCATTTTGAGTCAAACCCGGAACACTACGCGGACAATGATTTCAGGTTCACGCCCAAAACCCTCAACGGCTTCAATCCCGGCGACCGCGAGTTTAATTTTCTGAGTGACCGTCTGGCGCAGTACGGGGCGAGCATCGAGCAGCTTTCGCGGGAAGCCTATGACAATCGCGGGACCAGCAAGCCGATGTTGTCCCATGAAATGCGGAAGAACATCCAGCAGGTCGTGCTGAACGAGATAACGCTGGAATCGTCACTGACGAGCCGGATGCCGTCACTCCAAACCAAGGGACTCGGCACGGCGATGAATCCGTTTCTGGGGTGGCCGCTGCAAAAGACCTATCAGGTTATGCGGGGGTTCCGGCAACCGGACGGCGTGGCTTCGGCTTTCCGAAACGGGCTGACGCCATACCTGGCGATCCTGCCGCTGGGCATGGCGGCGGCATGGCTCCGCAACAAGTTCGACGAGGACGTGCTGGGGAGGAAGCAGAATGTTTCAGACATCAGCCAGATACATGACGTGAAATCCGGCCTAATGACCGCCCTGGACAATGCGAGCCGCGTGGGAACCTTCGGACTGCTGGGCGAGGGAGCGAATTACTTTTTGAGCAACGACAACGTGCGACCGCTCTCGGTGGACAACCGGATTTTCTTCCTGAACACCTTGGAAAACGCTTTCAATGCCGCGCGCGGTTTGTATCAGCAGACCGGCCCGCAAATTATGGCTGGAAACTTCGAGGGTGCGGAAAAAACCGCGACGGATTATCAGACGGTCTGGAGGCCGATAATTCAATCGCTGGGCGGCAATGGATTGCTGCAAAACCTGGGTGCGGTGAATCATCTCCTGGCGATTGACGACGCGGAAGCCCGCGTGAGCAACCGCATCTCGGTGAACAATTACCTGCGGGTGGCTGGCCGCGAACTGAATCTCGATGTCCGCACGTTTGGCGGGATGATGTCCGATCAGAGCGTGCCGGGTCCGATCAAGCCGTTTGTGGGAAAGATGGTGTTGGCGGCTTACGCGAACAACAGCGAGGACTTCAATTCCTCGATGCGCGATGCGGTGCGGCAGGCGAAAACCGAGGGCATGACCTCCGACCAGGCGATGAAAAAAGTGGTGGGCATGTACGAGGCGCAAAGCCCGATCCGGATCGTGTTCAAATCTCCGCCGACGGAAATGGAATACCGGAAGCTCATCGCTCAACTGCCAGACAACGGGAAGCAATCCGTGCAACAATCCATCGCGCTATTCAACCATTTTGGCCAGCAGATTGGCGCGAACCCAGTGACGTTCGGGAAGGACAAGGCGGATAAGCCTATCATTTTCGACTCCGGGGCTTCTTCGGTTTTGAATCGGCTGCGGGGGCAAAGGGCTACGGTTGGGGCGTTTTAGAAAACCCCATGCTCTCCAGCCACTCTTTAATTTCGTGCGCGGGCTTTCCTGCGGCAGCCAACCTTTCCATGAGTGCTTCGGCATGGCGATCCAGCAACTCTTTTCGAGTTTTCGGTTCATCAACCGCGAAGATTCTGGCGATGCTGTCCTTTGTGATTGGCTCGCGGACAGCCGTGCCTTCGATTCGGTGCGGGATGTGGCCAAATCCGGCGGCGACCGCACCGTCTGGGTCTGGCCTTGGTTGAAATGAGCAATGGTCAATCTCGCGTTCCCAAGTTCCGAGCAGTTGTTGATTGAAATATAAAGGATCGTCTCCATTGCGACGGCGTTCCCGACGCACGGCGTATAGTCGCTCAAACAGAGAATCCAGATTGATGTCTCCGGGAATTATCGGAAGCTGTTCAGCCATCCGCAGTTGCTCCATGATGCCGGTGGTGGACTCAATAAAAGCGGCTTGGAATGGCAGTAATTGGGCAGACATCCACCGCCTGCGCTGCCGTGCGGCCTCGCGTTGCGGGCAAACCGTTCCGTAAACTTTTGTCCAAGTTGGTCTCACGCGACAACCTTACCCTGCTTCGCCAGGATTTCAACCTCGTAGGATGATCCAGTACACCAGCGTTTGATTTTCCGGTTCTTATGCGCCTCGGGAAAAACGAATACGCTGTTTCTCTCGTGACGCGCGGAAACCTTTCGACCGCAGACTTTGCAGATGACTCGGAGGACGCTCACGCCTTCCCCTCCGTCTCTTTCTTCGGCAGCACTTTGTCGAGCGCGGCGAGGGCTTCATCCCATTTTTTAGCAGAGGTGGTTCGTGACAGCAGTTGATTGCGAACCGGTTGCCATGCTTTAAATGCCTCTCTCGCCAACTCCATCGCCTCTTGCGGCGCGGTAAAGTGGCGGGTGATAATGAGGGCTAGAACGTTCCTTGTAAAAGGACTGCTACCGCCAATTTCTTTCTGTATCTCCTCCGCCGCGTTAACAGCGAATGGAAGGGGTTGGGTGGGTTCGCTCATAAATTCAGGTTCTTCACCCATTTCATTTTTTGTTCCTGCGGCTGGTCAGTCCGTCTGTCGGGCCGCGTCTGCCAACTGCCATTTTTGGTCATGCCTTCACACTTCCAGCCCGAAGCCTTTAAACTAGTTCCGAGTTCAGTTTGAAGTATGAATGTCTGGATTGATTTGAAAGCCAACTCCTTTGCCGCACGAGCTGCTTGAGCATAGAGGAATGAGCAGGCATTGGGCGTTCCGTCAGTTGTCAGGCGGGTAACTTCCGCAATGTTTTTCTGGTCTGTTTGGCGAGCGACCGGCCTGCCAACGATAACACACCCCACAAGCCTACCGTTTACCGCCGCGCCAATACTGAATCTGTGGCCGACAACGGGCTTGTGATGGCGATGTAATTTTGCCACGAACTCATTTGCCTCAGTCAATTCGATTCTCACAGCTTTCAGCATAAATTCATTCCGCTGGTTGTTTGGTTGGGGTTGGTGGGTTGAGGGCTTTCTGTGCATACTTATTTATCAATTCGTGAACAGAACTATTACGAATATACGACCGGCCAAGCGATTCAATCTTTTGTAACTCCACCCTCATAGTCGCACAATCAGCTTCGAGTTGTCGGATTGTGTTTCGTAGCAGGGTTTGTGCGTCGTCCACTTCTTCGATTAGTTGCTGCTGGCCCCATATATTTGACCATTCAGGGCTGAGGCCAGTGACAAGGAAATAAACTTGATTCAACGCTTCTTCGTGCTGGTCGCGTTGGTCAATTGTGTTCGAGTGGGCAGATTCCTCTCTCTGCAAGGCTTCTTCAAGCCGCTGGCACTTTTCGGTTAGTTGTTCAATCTCGGTCATATAAAGTATTCGGGTTCGGTTTCTGGTATCGGACAAGGACACATACAAGGGACGCCAACGCAATGCCCGCAATCATCCTCCTTGCAGTGATAACAGACAAAGCAGTTCCCTTGCTTCGCCATCATCAACGATTCCTCGTGGCTTTCAGGAGGGTAGTCGGCTATTTCAATCTCGGTTGGCATGTTATTTTTTCTTTCGATTTTTTATCTCTTGTAAAATAACCACCCCAAAAAATGTGACAAGGAACATGATTGCAAGTCCAAAGACGCAGACTTCTGCTGTTTTTTTGTTGTCCACAGCCACAGGTGCATTGAGCATAGAAAAAGTTTAGGCACTTCTCCAACTCATTCACCCTCTGCGCGATTTTGTGGTTCATGGCAATAGCTTAAGCCGGACAAGCATTTCATATAAACAAGAGTGTTGCTCTGCCCAGTCGTTTCCTAATTCGCCTTCAATTATACTGACGGATTCCTTACAACACGCTAGAAGTCTCTCATTCTTCGCTTTCAACTCGTCGCGTTGGTCTTGATACTGGTCACGTTCTTCACGGGCAATGCGATAGGATTCTATAAGTTGCGCATTCTCCGCTTTCAGCTTGGCGATGGTGGAGAGGTGCCAGCGGGCGACGGCTCTACTTTCCACACGGTTACGGAAATGAAACCTATCATCGTATAACAACTCCTCCCCTAATACACACACTTGGTCATCACTTGGCGATGTTGCCCCATTAGTCACTTCTGGGGCTGGACTTCCCTGCGAACCATTCAAGTCCTGAGGGCATGTAGCATCACCTCCTTTCAATTTGTCGCCACACCAAGGGCAGTGAGTAAAACTGGTTAAAGCGTATCCGGCATAGTAATTACGCCACACAATATTAGATTTCCAGTTGATGCAATCACATTGTAATCCTTCCTTTGGTTGCGGCGTGGCGGGAGTGAAGTGTTGGCACGGACAGGAACCGTGATAACAATTAAGTTTATTCCCGTGCCAACTATAATTATGCCCACACTCGCAAATCTGTTTGTCTTGTTGCTCACTCATTTTCGTTCCTTTGGGGTTATCGGTGTTCGGTTGTGCCGCGTTTATATGCGTAAGGCTCAAATTCATCCTCGCGTGATTCTCTCAAATCATTTTGCATGGCCGGATGGCAGTCATAATGAAAACGGTTTGTCTGAAATTCACCATCGTAAACGCCAGCCATTTTTACATGAACTTCACGGATGGCGATTGCCTCTCCGCACCAAATGCAGTTGTATTGCTTCCGTGCTTTTGGCCTCGTCTCGGATAACAGTTCGTAGCCCATAATCTCAATCCCTCAAATAAACGACTGGTTATTGGTCATAATGGTAGCGTCTATCTGCGATTTCCTGACGCTCAGACCACCACGCAGCGGCTTCTTCCTTAAATTTGAACGACAAGCCGATAATGTTCATTTGGTCGTCTAGGCAAACAGAATTAAAGGTTGTTTTTGGATGCGAGCGAAGCGCGGCGAGAATGCAAGCGGGGCAGCGGTTAGCAGCGTCTCTCAGCGCGGAAAGTATTTGCTCTTTGTTGTCATTGGTCAACCCATCAAGAATGATGTGCAATTCCGCCCGTGGGGCACTTGGCGTTTCTCCACTCGCCCCGCACATGCCGCAAATCCGATTAGGGTTAGCTGTGCATCCGCGTTCATGCTTTTCCATTCTGCCCTTGAAGAATCCGCCCTTGCTGCAAAATTCGCAGTAATATCGCTTCACGGTTTTTGTTCTCATAATCTCAAATAAACGACCAGCGCGACGAGTGGCGTCAAGGCCACAGCGACCAGGATTAGGAAGGCGGTTAGCATGGTTTTAAATACCCACGGGTCGTCTGGCTGCTGGCGTGACCGAGCAGATCGCGGATTTGATTCTCGGTGAGAACCTGGGCCAGCCGTTTGGCAAGTCCCTCTTTGCTCACCGAATCGAATTCCGACTGGGCCTTGAATCTTCTCGTGCTGTGGAAGCCCTTATCGGCCACGCCAAGCCTTTGGCACAGCCGCGAGAATTGCAGCGATAGGCTGGCTCGCTTGCGAGGATCGCGGGCAATGGCGTTCTGTTCTGGGAACAAATAAACCTTGCTCGCCGGGACTTCGGAAATTAGCCGCGATGTTTCGGCGGTGATAACATGGGCGATGCGTTCGGATGTCTTTTGCATCCAGAGAGTCACCTTGCCGGACTCGGCCAGCGATGCGCGTTCCAGTTGCGCGATGTCGGACAATCGCAATCCCGTCTCCCTGGCGACACGCACGGCCACCAGCCAGAAAATGATTTGAGTTTCATCCTCGAAAAGCTCTTGCGAACCTTCCCAATCATCAGTGAGTCCTTTGACCAAGGCGTCCATTTCAGAATCGGTAAACGGCTCGCGTTTCACCTTCTCTTTCTGTTCATGCGAAAGAATTGAGAAATCAACCTCGACCAGCTTGGAGACATCGGCGATCAGCCAGCCGTTGCACGCGCAGTAGTCGAAGAAAGCCCGGATGATTCCCAGCGTGGTCCTTCGGGTGGACAGTTTCCACGTTGACTCGGGGTTGTTCACGACCGCGCCGATATGCTCGGAGGTGACTGCCGACGGCGGTTTGCTGCGGATGCCAGCTTCATCCAGCCAGTTATGCAGAACAAACCAGCTACCGGACACTGTGTTGGCGGCGCGATGCCGGCGGATATGCGCCATGTATTTTTCCAATGCCTTGTCACAGGTAAGATTCTGGCCGGTGAGGATTTGGCCGATTACCCGCGTGGTGAGGCTCCCGGACTTCGCGGCGATGGTGAGCTTTTCGACGCCAGCCTCGCGGACCACCTTGGCGGCCTCCTCGCGGCTGGAGCAGCCCGTGCTGATGCGCTTGGTCTTGCCTCCGGCGGTCATCACTTTTACGTGATAGATTCCGGAAAGTTTTTTGAGTGAAGGTTGGGTGGTCATAAACGCGAATCCCTTTCAATGTTTCCGCGGTTTATGTAAAGCTGACGCTCTGGACACCCCAACGCTTTCGCCATGCCGCGCTTCCAAAGCCGCTCGCGCTCATCGCGTTCTCTAAGTTCGCGGTCATGCTTGCGGAGCGTTTCCTGCAACTCTGATCGAACAGGATTTGGAATACAAAGCTCGCCAGTCGCTTCGGCGTGCATTTCGTGCGCTCTTTGCAAGTCATCCGCCACCTTCTCGCGCTGCTCTTTGGTTAGAGCATCAATACAACCCGCCTCATCAAGAGAGCATTCGAGAGCTTCGAGCCAGTAATTCATAAATCCTCATCGTACGTGGTTAACGGTTTATCTGCTCAATCGATCACGGTGCATGAACAGCAGTTTGTCCTTAAACCACTGGCTTTTGTCAATAAACCAGCCGTTTAGGAAAATGATTGTCACCCCTCTAAGGCCGGCAAGCTGTTGCTCGTCCCACACCCTGACAAATTCCTGGTCGCGTTGAACCTCGATGTTGCATCGCCAATGCTCAAACTGTGCCTGATTATGCGCGGCGACAAGTATCCGCTCCTTAGATGACTCACGCTTTTCAAATTCTTTTTTTATCTTGGCGTACGAAACAACCCTCCAGTATCCAACCGCCGGAATATCTGGATGCGGGTCAGTCACGGTCATAGGGAGTTTGTGGCGGCTCTGGCGGCGCGCTGGCTTTCGCTTTGGCATCCTTCGCTTTTTTGTTTTCATAGATTCGTTTCCATTCTTCTGACGCGGTCCTGACGAATTGCCGCTGGTAGTGGCGCCGCAGCCCGGCCCTCCGGCTGTTCACCGCAACGCGCCACTTTCGCAGCTTCAAATCCACCGCCGTCAAGCGCTTGATAAAATCGTCTATCCGCTTTCTCCGTTCCTTGTGCAATTCCGCCACTGCGGCCGCAATCTGCCGTGCCAAGGCTTTCGAGTCGTCCTTCCGAAAAGCGTTCACCAGGAGTTTCCGCTGATGATAAAGCTCGCCCAGCTTGACGCCTGCCGCCTTGATTTGCCTGTCCTCTTTTATCCATGCGATGACCTGTTTTTTGAAAGCCGGTGTGAACTTGAATGTCGTAAGGCCGACATCGAGATAGGAATGGTCATGGTGTCCTCTCATGCGGTCGCTGCCGGGGTTAGTTTGATGGTGCCGCGTTCAGGTATCAGGCCCATGCAACGGAGGCGAGCAAGGTTTTGCCCGAAAGTTCCTCCAGTGGGATGCAGGTCCAGTGCTGCGGCCAGCGAATTTCGGTCATGCGATTGGCCATCTTGCAGTTGCTCCAGGATGCGTTCCTGCGACGGATCAACCGTTTGCTTGGCGGCGTCCAGCCCGGTTTCGATTGGCCGCGCTGCGGCTGCGCCTTTCTCGGTCAACTCACAGCCGTTCAAATAGCCATTGGCGCGGAGAAAAGCGAGATTCTGGCCGTAGGTACCGCCGGTCGGATGAATTCCGTCACGGTTGGACTTCTTGTGCCAGCGGGCGATGTTGTTACGGCTCGGCACAATCCCGCGAACATTCAGCATGAGGATGGTGTCAAGGATTTGTTGCTGGCCTACGTCAAGGTCGCCATTACTTGCGGTGATGGGTTCTGATTGGCGGCGGTTCGTCCCTGATTCCACGGTAAACGGCTCATTATGGCGCACGTCAAGGTTTACGCTGACCTTTTCACCAGCGATGGATTTTATCTGCGAAAGTATCTTCTCAGCATCCGTTTTTAATTTGGAAAGTGTTTTCTGGCGATTTTGAAGATTCTCATCAATTACTTTAGTCACGCGTTCCATTGCCAGTTTAAGGGCTTGCTGTATTTCCTCCTTTGGAACGGTGGACTCGAAATTTCGCGTACTGATTTCGACAATGAATTTCATGGCTATCTCCAATTCTTTTGTAAGTTTCTTGATTTCTGACTTTGTTGCACTGAATTCTTCGCTGCTCCGGGCGTAATTCCCGAGGTCTGGCTTTGCTTTTGCTTTCTGTTCAAGCTCGCGGATCTTCTTCTTCAATTCCGCCGGGTCGTTGGCCTTGGCTTCCTCGATCACGGTGGCCATCTTTTCCTTAACCTCGTCCAGATTAACGTCGGCCCAACCAGCCATCGTGGTCTTGCGTTGCAACTGCGGCGGGGCAAAAGAATCGAACGTCTCAAACATCGGGAACGTCAGCCGTTTCGGGCCAAACGCAATTTCAGGCGACCAGACGTAAGCCTCGCCGCGAGCCATGCCTGCCAGATTGTCCAAAACTTCACGGCCTTGCGCCATATCGCCGCAACCATCAATCCAATCCTTGACGGCTCCGCGGTCGGCGGCATGGATAACGCGCATCGCGACCAGGGTTTCGCAGCATGTCAGGGTGTCATTGTGGACTTTCTGCGGGCGCTGGCTGGCAATGAGACAGACCAGCCCGTAGCCCCGTCCTTCGCTCATCAGCCGGTTTGACCAGTGAAGGCATTTACCCGCCTCAGGGTCCATGATTTTACCCTTGGGTGCAAAGTTATGGAATTCATCCCCCACCAGATAAAGCTCGCCACTGTTGGCATTGAACAGTGTAGAGGCGAAGTCTATCCAGAATTTTACCATGTGCGAGGTCATCCAGCCGCGAAATCCGATGATGCAGGGGCGATTGCCCGCGGTGATTAGTTCGGCAACATGCTTGCCGGACTGCGCGTTGATTGGAACGTCCTGGGCCTTTGGCTCCTTGAAGTCGCCGAAAGCGATGACAGGAAAGCCTGGCCCATCGCCTGCGGCAGACGACTTTAACCCCCACCAGTCACCTTTCGGATCTACCACGCAAACCCGCTTTTTGTGCCGCAAAAGATGCTCGACAATGTGGCGCAGTGCGGAAGACTTGCCGGCACCGGTCTTGCCCAATACGGCGATATGCTGATTAAGAATGGCTTCTGGAAATATGAGTTTCATTGGCAATTATTCTTCGAGGATTATCATTGTGACCGGCTTCCGTGTGGTTATGGAGTAGCCAGGTCTAAGCAAAAAACCGATGGATTGGTTGGCTGGCGATACTGCGATGTTCGTTTTACTATCAAACACGGACACGGGATAGGTCGGTTCAATCCTCACATAAACAGTGGTCTTTGTGTCATTGGTAAAGGAGAATGGCTCGCCCTCGTGTCCGCGCATGGACCTTGTTGTGATCGCCCACTCGGCCAGCATTCCAGCGATAACTACGAGTATAATTCCGAATGTTTTAGGTTTCATGCTGCGGGTTTCTTTCTGTTTTTAATCCAATCCGGCCAGTCTCCGGGCCGTGTGGTTCCGATGATTGCCGATGCCAGCGGATACCACCGGATATTTCCGTTCTCCAAACAACACGCTATCTGGTCGGGTTGAATCGCGTCACAAATCGCTACGACGGCATAACCCTTGAATTCCTGGCACTCGATGTAAACAACGTCGCCGGTCGAGAATCGTTCCATCTTCCACTTGACCAGAGCGTCCCTTGCCGCCTGAAAGCTGGCAATCAGGCCGTCGCGCTCGTCATCCATTCCGTCAACGGCTGTCATACCTTAAACCCCTTGAGCAGTCGGCAAATCGCGCTCGGCAGTTTATCGTTCGGTTTGGTCATGGTCTTCCGCCAGCGGACAATCAGCGGTTGGAACACGGTTTTCCAGTGCGGAGATTCCAAAAGGTATGTCCATTTGGGATTAACGTCGTTCATCCGCAAATAGACTTCCGCCCGGTTCAAGTCGTCGCTGTTGGTGAAGTCCAGGTTGCACGCTCGGGTGAACATTCGGATCTGCCAGAGCGGCACTTGCTCCCACGTCGGGGTATTGGCGATGCGCTCCACCACGTCGGGATGCCACGCGCAACGCTCGGCAATGTACTCGGTGGTCATCGCTTTGCCTCCTTCGCGGGCCAACAGGCGGACCAACGGGGGCGGGTATCTTTCTGCCAGTTCGTAATATTTCATTGGAGGGATGGAGTTAAACCTGACATGAGGCGGGAGGCAGCACTGAGCCAAAACCCCCTCTTTCCCCCTTTGACTTCGGGAGATTGAGAGAGGGCAACCCGTCCGCGCTTGTTTAGAGTGCCTTTTCCTGCGGACACCGCCGACTTCGACGGCCCTCTTAGCACTATTGACCTATAGCCTTTTCCTGTGCTGTAGCCATTTGTGAACAGCGTTAAATTGTCCTCGATTGGCGGGGAAAGTAAAAACCCCCGCACCGGGTCAAGCAGTGCGGGGATTAATTTCTGCCGGTAAGCCTGAAAAGACAAACTGGCAAATCCTATACGCGCCGTCTTGACCACGGGCATCGAACGATAAAAATGTAACACGCTTGGCATGGTCTGCAAGTGAAATTAAAACCCGCGTTCTTCCTCATTTTCGGGGTCCGGCTCTGGCCCGCTGCTTGCCGCCAGTCTCGGCAACTCATAACGCTCGACCGGCACGTTCTGATAGCGCCGCACGAGTTGCAAGGCGATTTCCTGGCTGACTGGATTGAGCGAGTAGATTGCGCCCGGCCCGTAGAACCGTGTGAATCCCGGTTGCTCGTCAACCTTGGGCACGTCAACGCGGATGAAAGCACCTCCGGCCAGCGTTGCTTCGGTGACTTTGCCGACAATCTTTTGATGGCCGAACAGCTCGACCAACGCCCATTCCTCGAATCCTTTTTTCTCGTCCATAGGTTTTACTTTTGTTTTGTTTCTACCCCGACCGCGACCGCGACCCCGACCACGACCCCGACCGCGACCCCGACCGCGACCCCGACCGCGACCGCGACCCCGACCACGACCCCGACCGCGACCCCGACCGCGACCCC